ATGCCTCTCAGACTGACAGTCCGATGGGACAACAAGGTCGTTATGATTGGCACCGACGTGCGGCTCACCCCCGACCAATGGCATCCGACCCTGTCGAGGGTTGTCGGCCACCCCCGGCGCAAGGTCATCAACTCCTATCTCGACACACTGCGCCTGAACGCTGAACAGGCAATGCGTGACCTTGTGGCCAGTGGCGACACGCTCACGGCAAAATTAGTGCGCTCTCGCGTTGTATCACGCAACAAGCTGGGGAATACCCAACCCACGTTCCTCTCGTTGTTCCTGCGTGTCTCCGAGGACGCGAGGAGCAAGGAGCGCACACGTGAGATATACCGGGCGACCGCAAAGAAAATCAGATTGTACGCCGAAGAGCAGGGAGCGGACGCGAATGCTTGGACGTTTGAGGACATCACCCGGTCGTGGCTCGCTGATTTCGACGCCTGGCTGATGAACAGCTCCCCTTCCAAGAATGCCCGTAATATCCACCTCCGCAATATCCGTCATGTATGCAACGTGGCGGTAGCAGAGCACATAACCACCTTCTACGACTTCCGCGGATTCTCCATCAAGGCTGTCCCCACCGTCAAGCGTTCACTGTCCGTCGAGAAGCTGCGGCAGCTATTCTCCCTTGAGGTTGAGCAGCACCAGCGGAAATACCTTGATGTTTTCGTACTCATCTTCTGCCTCATAGGCATCAACACCATTGACCTATGCCACCTCCGCAAGTCAGACGTGGTTGATGGGCGCATCGAGTATGACCGCAGCAAGACCGGGCGGCACTACTCAATCAAGGTTGAGCCAGAGGCTGAACGGCTGATTGCGCTATATTCCGGGGAGGGTGATTGGCTGCTGGACATCCTCGACCGCTACAAGAATTTCAAGGACTTCGCCCACCGCCTGAACGACAACTTGAAGCGGATGGGCGGCGTTGAGGTAGGGAAGCACGGCAAGAAGGAACGCCAGCCATTGTTCCCGCGGCTGACGACCTATTGGGCACGGCACTCATGGGCAACCATAGCAGCCTCGCTGGACATCCCTAACGAGACCATTGCCGCGGCACTGGGGCATGGGTACGGGAACCGCATCACGGCCATCTACATTGACTTTGACCGCCGCAAGGTGGACGAGGCGAACAGGAAGGTGCTTGACTGGGTGTTCTATGGCAAGAGAGCTACTTGAGCAACCGCTTCCCGAGCCATATCAGGGCATCGGTCGTAAAGTTGGCGAGCAAGTCGCTCCCGAAATCCACGTACCAGTTCTGCCGCTCCACGCGCCTCGCTATGTTGACGATGAGGTCTTGTTGCCGTGACAGGGCCTCCATTACCTCGCGGTGGTCCCGGTCAAGCATCAGGATATAGTCACGCCTGTCATCATCGCTCATTCTTGACAATGTGTCTGTGATGATTTTCCCGCGCACTATATCCCTCGTCTTCATGCCTTGAAATAATCCCTTACTGAAAAGTTGCCGTCCTCATCGCATAGCTTGTCCGTCGCAAGGTCGTACACCGCGCTGAAAATCTCGTCGCTCCTTACGTACTTGCCGAGGGTCTCGCTGCTGTCCGACATTATCATGTTCATCGTGACCCACAGGGCGCAGCTGTTGTAGCACGGGGTCTTCTCAAGTTCGTAGCCGTACTGCTCCATTGCTGATTCCCACTGGTTCCTTGTCCAGGGTGCTTTAGGCCTCATTTCGGAAACGATTGTCTCCGCTTCTTTAGGCGTGAGGTAGTTGTTCCACCTGATGCTCTCCAGACGCTGCACGTACTCCTCGGCCTTGCTCGCATTGCTGCTGATTAGGTCGTCCATCATGGTCGTCATCACGCGCCCGAAAGCCATCATGTAGGCTGGGTTCTTGGATGACGCCATATAATTGTACAGCATTGTGTACTTGTCTTTCAGTTCTTGTGCGTTCATTTCTTCGTGCGTTTGGTGCGGCCTGCTGCCGCTGGTTTGTCGCAGTTAGGGCACGGGGCTGTCGGTATCACCCTCGTCGGTGTCTGCGGAAGCCTCGTTGCCCTCTGCCCCTTTGTAAATAATCTCATACACCTTGTTATATATAGTGTCAATGTAGCCCTCAAGCAACTCCAGCCAAATCGCGGAGTAACTCGCGAGGAATGATATTGCGAGCGCGTCGAGCCATCCGCTGTGGCACACCTTGCAGAAGACAAGTGTTGCCCAAAAAGTGAGGCACTTGCAGCAGTTTATGACGTGAAGCGGGAATCCCAGCACCCTCTCCGCGCCCTCAACGAGACCGAGGTGGTTCGCGGTCACGCAGACGAACACGAGCAGCGCAATATCATCCATTACGCGCCAGTGGCTACATTGAGCGTTGTTGTTATAGCTATGCAGTTGGTTACGCTACAGCAGGGCTGGACGTTGGTCGGGGATGCCACCGCGATGCCAGCAGTCAGCGTCGGAGTCGTGGCCGCTGAACAGGGGACACATATCACCGTGTAGATGTTCTCTGTCCTCGGACACACGTTGCAGTTGCATCCGCAGACATACGGCATATAGGTACACGTCCCGCTAACAAGCACCTCGCAGCAATACGAGCCGTTGCCGACGTCCACGGGTGCGCCGAGTGCGTTGAATTTCAGGTCTGCCGCTATCGGGTACACCTCATTCGTGCAGAGCTTCCTGTTTCCGCATGTATAGTGGTCGAGAGCCAGCAGATAACTGGCGTTGGCGGCTGTACCGCCCGGTATCGTCGTAAGACTGACCACGATTGTCTTACCATTGTTGTTACAAGCCATAGTCGTTGTGTTTAAATTGTTTCGGGAGCCTATTGTCTGCGCCGCTGCCCACTCTGCGCTATTCTTCGCCTATTGGGTTTATCAGGGTGGTGTCGTTGTTCTGAATAGCCTCAACTCTCTCTCTCAGCCCTGCTATGTCCTTCTGCAGCTCGCCCAGCAGCCTCATATTGTTGTATGCGATTTGCGAGGAACAATATTGCCGTTGAAACATAGTGCAGGCCATGCAGTTGCCCGTGCATTGTGTTTTCCCTTCCATCACTTGAAATAGTTGATTATCTTGTTCCTGACGATTGGGTTGGACTCCCACCTGGGAAGCGCATTGGCTATCTTTTCCCCGGTCACCGCCCTCCCTGCAACTGCGTGCTGGCTGATGAACATCTTGAATGCGTTCTCTGCCCGTTTGGCCTCCTCCTCGCTCTCGGCGTAGATGTGGAATCTTATCTCATAGCCTCTCATGTCACGTCATTTATCGGTGGGAGTGGTGCGCTTGGCGGCTCTTGCGAGAGGCCCCGGTTGGCAATCACGTTACGGATGAACTCATAGCCGTTGGCGAGGGTGTCCTGATTCTCCTTCAGCCATGCCATAACCCCGTTGACTGTCTCCTTTGTGGATTCCTGCCACGTCGGCTGAACCGGGTCGTATGGAGGGAGGTCTGGCAGGGCTTCCGCAAAGTAGTCATAGAGCTTCCTTGCGTCTTCCACGTCGCCCTTGCTCGCCAAGAGACACTGCAGCAACAGCGACGCCTTGCTTGTCGGTCTGATAGCCTGTATCATCTCCAGCCTCTTTTGTTTCCGTCTTGTCCAAAGCATAAGTCAAGAATGGGCGCACCCGCCGTAGCGGATAACGCCCGAATCTCTTTAGCCGTTACAGCCGCAGGAGTTAGGGCAACTGCAAGGCTGTGGTGCTGAATAGAGGCTGACAGGAGTCGGATTCAGCGAGGCGCGCCCGGTTACAAAGTCCGAGTATGTCTGCTGCATCACGGAGTTAACACTCGACAATTCAGCAGCCTGCTGGGCGGTTAGCTGTCCTTGCTGGCTTCCGCTGACGGTGTCGGTGATAGTCTGATTGAGAGTTACGTCACCTGAGATACGCTCCTGACGCTCGGCTGCGAACAGGTTGGTCAGCTGGTCAAGCTGCCGTTGTGTCGCTCCAATTTGAGCGTTGGCGAGCTCCTTGGCGGCAATTGCAACTTCCTTGGCTTGCCCGGCCTTCGCATTCCCGTACATCGGGCCGAATATCCATGCGCCAATTGCGGCTGCTGTCCCCACTGTGCCTAAAACAAGACCCGCCACGCCGATACCTGAGGTGTGTGACTTCGCCTGCATATGCCCGACCTTGTACTGCTCGTAGGGCGACATGCTGTTGCTCTCACTGAGAGCCTTGATGGTCATCAAATCGTTAGTGTCCATAGTTGTTCATTGTGGTGAATAAATAGTAATATCACCACAAATTTAGCCACGTAGAGCGTGTTTCGCAAGTATTTCAGGGTATTGCTCAGGTCAGTGTCTGACCTCACGCGAGAGGCGTCTTACAATGCGTTTTATTGTGCTTTCGGACACGCCATACTTGTCCGAGAGGAAGCGCAGAATGTATTCCACCTTATTGCCCTCGCCTCGCAAATCAGAGTATTCCTCATAGAGCTCAATATGCTTGTAGTCATCCCGTCGGAGGTCAGTACTTGACATCACTTTTAGCAACTCACGGGCAATTTTCAAAAAATCTATCGCATTCATGTGCAAATGTCGCTTTATTTGTTTAACTTTGCACCCGTACCACCTACACATTATAACTTGTCTTGTTTCGGCGATTGGGCATACTCCCCCGGCCGCCGCGACAAGGCGCGTTATGATAAGTAGGTGGTACTCTTATTGTAAGCCGGGGGATTTTTATGCCCCTGCTAATCGTGACTTTTTAAAAACCGCCCTGTCTTCGCAGGCAGGACGGCCACTTTAAACACTAATACCTAAAAAAACTGCTAAAACAAATAATCAAAATAACATTCATCATTGGAATCCGCTGATTCTCTATCTACTAACTTTAAACCTTAACTATTAACCATGAAAAACCAATGAAAAACACACATATTATATTTACAATTATGAGTTTGTCTTGCTCCGCAGCACCACAATGAATATTCCAAGCACGAGCGCTGAGATTATCACCCACCTCGCTATTGCGGTTAGTGGCACTTTACGCTTGGTCACCTCCTTGCACTTCTCCCTTTCCAGTGCTTTTTGTAGGCTGTCAATCCTTGCAACATACCTGTTGGTGGAATCTACCACGATGACTTTCTCAATGTCATGGTAGTGGTGTATCTCTCTGATGGTGTCGCCGTCGTTGTTCAGCGTGATTGTGTGGGTCTCACGCTGCCTCACGGTGTCCACACGGACTTGATAGGACACCTCACGCAGGGTGTCGGTGTGATGGCTGTGTATGGTGTCATGCACGGTGACATATTCCGTAACCACCTCCTCCTTTGTGGTGCAAGAGAACAACGCCGTCAAGGCAATAGAGAGCATAATCAGCATGCCCGCTATTACCGCCATTCCCGTCTCACGTTGCTTGTCCATTTTCCAAACCGTTACAATTTGTAACCAGTTGTATTCTCGCCCTTGGCCGATTCCTCTATCTGCTCCAAGTCTGGCACCTCGCCGTTCTTGGCGCTCTCCATGAGCTTGAGCAATGCCGTGGCGAGTTTCAACGCTTTTGCCATGTCCGAATGGGTCTTTTCATCCGCTTTCTCACGGACGCTCAAAAACTCCACAACGCACCAAAAGATGCCCAGCGCAATGGTTATCAGAGGAACTTGATAGATAAGCTCCCAGCCAAACCACATAGGCAGCTTCGCCATATGTATCATTAAGTCTACACCCGCCGCGATGAGGATGCTTCCCTCGTACAAACAAAACTTGTAGCCAGTGCGCTTCAGAGCCTCTGACCGCCGGGCGTCTCCGCGGAGGAAAGCCTTGTACAACCCGGCACCCAGGTCTACCATCATCGCAAGGAAGACTATTATCGCCACGAATGCGATGCACACGGACATCCCCTTTATACCTATCAGCACATCAATCATTGTTTATCCTCGATTTGAATTTATACCATTCCTCACTGTTGTTTCTCTCTCCCGTGGCTTTGCCGTCATTCCCGTAGATTTTGCCATCGTTCCACCCGAAAATGCCTGGGCAGAGCTTGCCCGACACGTCATAGTGTCTGACAACATTCTCAGCGGGTATTCCAAACCTCTGCATCAAGTACTTGACGAGCCGCAGGGCATTTCCCAACGCCGCCTCGGTATAGTACCAGCCCCCGTGATTGGGGTATGCGGCTGATGTCCCCTTCACCAAATTAGAGCAAATCTCTATGCTGATGGTGTTTTTGTTTGTGGCTTTCCCGTAGAGCTGCCCACCGCCCGATATGGTGTTCTTCTTGTCGCCCACGCTCCAGCAGTAATAATTGCGCAGGTCGGGATTGATTTGCACGATTTCCGCATCATCCACCACAAAGTCGGCAGATGCCTTCCGTGACATGAACACATTTCTTGTGCTTGCAGCCGCCCCCCGGCGTGAGGTGCTTCCAGCGGTGTAGTGGATTACAATGTATTTGACCGGGCGGTTGGGGGCATACGTTATGTGCGTATAAATATACGCCTTGGTAATGTCGGGCTCTCCGTAAAGAGCTGCCCACGTTTTCTCGCCCACAATGCCGTCGGCCATGAGGGCGTGTTCCCGTTGGAACTCCATGACGGCTTGTAGGGTCTTGTCCCCAAACACTCCGTCCACATGAACAATGTCACCCATGTGCTTATTGAGCAGCCGTTGCAGTTCCATCACTTCGGCTCCCTTGCTTCCATTCCTAATCGTTATCATTAGCCATATCCTCCAAGCTTATTGGTTCAATATCAAACTCTTCTTCATTCATAGCACGTCCCCCTTGATTATGTGTTGTGTAATCAGGTCGGCATCCTCCTGCGTAACCTTGCCGTCGGAGTTGATGTCGTTTTGCTTGGTCACCTTGTTTGTGTTGGCAGCGTTGATAGTCTCCATCACGTCGGCAATGGTGATGCTGCCGTCGCCGTTCACGTCGCCCAGCTGGTACAAAGGCTGAATGTTGTAGACAACCATTTTGCTGCCGTTGTAATTATCTCCATCAGGCTTCATGTTGTTGAGGGCATAGTATCCGTCGAACTGGCCGTCCCATCCCCAGTTGACGTGATACTCGTCGGTGTCAGCCTTGTAGCCGTCAACGATATAGGTGTGCCCTCCAGATTTTGTGGATTGCCCGGTGAGGATGACAGGCCGGGCATTGGCAAGGTCGTCATAGATGATGCGCTCGAACTCCGCCTTGCCGACGGTAGACTGATAAGCGTGCTTGGCCTCCCCCAGCCTCAGATAGGAGTTGAGCGTGGTGTCTATGATTGTTCGGTTGGCCGAGGTCACCGACGTGCCGAAATCTGACCGCAATGCCTTTGCAATGTACTCACATAACTGTGCCACTGCCGCTTTCTCGGCTGTCGTCTTGGGTTTCGCAGCCAAGTGCCGCCAATCGAAAATAGTCAGTGGCGGCAATGACTCCACCACCGTCTTGCTGGTCGCCGTGGTGTACTTTGGGGTGGCCTTGCAGCCCCTGTGGATTCCACGCTGCACCAGCCAGTAGTACATGACTTGAGCCACTGCCAAGGCAGTACACCCGACCAACTGCTTCTTTTTGCCGATTTTCAGTCGGTCGTAGAAGGGGGCGTATTGCCCCCACTGACAAGCGACAAGTGGTGTAATGGAGTGTCTGGTCATATCATTCAATCATCGTTAGCGTGCAACCGATGGCGGCATGGTCAGAGAGTTGATGCTCCTGCTCCTCATCGACATTCCTGGAATTCTCACCATCGTACACCTTGACAGCCGACACATCGAATCCCTTGACAATAATGTTGTCGAGCACGGAATATGTTCGTGTGCCTGTGTTAAAGTCTCCCAAGTAGCCGTGGTTGGCCATCTTCCAGCCTGCATCAAGCCATTGGTCGAACTCCTGTGCGCCAGCCATGCGCTTTGCCTCGTCAGTGCCAGCACCGCAGTTGAAATCTGCACAGATTATCACGTAGTCTTTGCCAGCGGCGAACGCCATGAGCTCCTCCATTTGTGCTTGCCTTGCGACCTCACCGTCAACACCATGTAGTACTCTATTCCAATCAAGGTGCGTGGCTATCACATACACATCCTTATTGTTTACCTTAAATCTGCTCCACTCATAATACCAATTAGAGTTGCAAGCTGTGGCAAACGCCACCCAAGTAGACTCCTCCGCACGGAAATGCGAGAAAGTGGCTTTTTGGTTGTAGTCTCCATATTTAGGCCAAATATATGAATATTTCAGTAGGCCGAATATCTCATCCCTTGCAATCACATCAGGTTCACCGCCTGTGCCGTGAATCATGGTTTCATTATACTCACAGCAGCAGATGATGTCCGCATCCATGTCATTGATAGTCTCTTTCCAAATAGGCAAATCATGCGCAAATAATTCGGGGCTTCCATCATACCCCCTATCGTCGCCCGCAGTGCCTTTTGCAAAGCCGCCAACGTTCCATTGTACAACTCTCAACTTGACGGGGGTATCTGCTGCCAAGTCCTTGCCTGGCACATTCTCCACCACCGTTCCTAATTCCACTTCATAGCGTGTGCGCATTCCACCACCATCCACAGTGGTCATAAGGAGATAAGCACCGTCTGACGGGATGGTCACAATCAACTCACTGCCCACATACCTGCTGCTCCCCCCTGTCGCAAATGGGATGGCGTCGCCATTGGCATAGTTATGCGTGGGGTCGTATGCACTTGTTGCAACTGCTATTTGTCCTATTTTGTCAATAGACCGAACTCTCATTACATTCCCAGGGGTCACTTGCAGGGCTATATGACGTTGTGCGTATTGGCCAACACCAGAACTTGTCGCATAGTAAAAAGTCTGCCGTCCTATTGAACAAAGCCTGTCGGACAACCCGCTTAAATCAATTTTCGACGTTGGTGTAAATACCTCTTCGCAATTCTCTTTGGCAAGACTAACTCGTGTTTCGACAAACGGTGTTCTGTCCTCTGGCTCGGAACCAGCCTGATAAGCGAACACATACAAGAAGGCACAATCCTCAGGCACATATCCATCATAATTGCCAGAAACAAGGTTCCCCCATCCATCACAATATGAAACCGCACTGTTGTTGGTATAAGCGGGCTCTGCTGACAAGAATGCAAACCTCACATTAAGACCAGTGTGACGAGGTGTTATTCTAATTCTTTTACCCGCAAATTCAGATACGGGAATCACCTTTGCCTTGTATGTGTCAGATGTTGACCATTTAAGGGATGAACTGTTAATGAAACCATTGGCATTGGCTACATCATAACCGTGGTCTACCCATTTGCTTGCCTCATTTATATCTTCAGTGTTGTATTGTGCTTGTTTCGTCAAGTCAGTCGTTGATATATAGTTCAGAATGTCAACTCTTTCAGGGCGGTAGTCAGTACCATCACCTGATACATAGACATAGAGATAATTAGCGTCATCAGGGACAACGTCTATTACATAGCTGTCATTACAGTCAACTACAGAGCATCCCGTACAAAGGATGGATGTTGATGTGGCAGCAGTTGGTGCAGACTTAGTAAAGGCATATCGGAGCTGATTTGTTCCTTTCACTATCCGTATTTTTCCACCTCTATATTCATCCATTGGTATAAAACCACCGTAATATGGAACACTGGATGACCCTTTTTGATACCACCCGTATTTTGACGAATTTACGCTTATATATCCATTTGCTTGCGCTATGTTGACACCGTTGATTGTTATCTCTGCAATAGGAGCTTTAAATGTTGCCTCATTAACGGCATCCGTGATTCCTTTCTGGCTCATCGGGTTAACCGTGCTCCCGCCCGTGGTTTGCTCCATCGTTGATATATTTCCCGTAGACGGGTCAAACACAGCACTTTGACCTTGCGGGCCTGTCGCTCCCGTTTCGCCTTTGTCGCCTTTATCACCAGTGTCGCCTTTGTCGCCTTTGTCGCCCTTGTCTCCCTTGCTCCCCTTGGAGCCGTTGTGCACCTCCAGGTCATAGGTGTCCCCGTCGGTGTCGGTGATTCGGTACGTGCTCACTCCCTCATCCTCGGTGGACACCGACACAGGGGTGATTGACGCTATGCCGTTGCCGCGCTCACCTTGCTCTCCCGGCACGCCCTTGAGATTCTGGAACAATATCTCAAGCACGCCGTTCTCGTAGTTAGCGGAAGCTGATGGAGTGCCGACATTGCCGTCCACGTCCACGCTCACTCTCTCAAGGCTGGCGAATGAGTCAGATGCGATTACATTGCCATGCCTGTCCTTGATTACAATTCGATTGATTGCCATATTCCTCTATTTTTACTTGTTCTCTATTCACGTCTATCTCCACATTGCCGCCCGACTGCAAGGTGAACGTGCCTATGCTGCCGCCCTCGCCGTCAGGCTCCGATATGATGCTCGCAAGTCCATGCGTATATATCGTCATCGTGGCATCGTCCACCTCGGCGGCGAAGGTGTCATCCACATAGTAGGTCTCCTCGCCGAATGTCTCCATGCCGCCCACGTTGCCGCACTTGTTGTCATCGACAAGACGGAACAGCGGAAGCGACTTCCACCGCCACGGATGACCCTGGTATGTGCCGCTGGCCTCCACCGAGTAGAGCGTCTTCGCCGTGGCTGATTTTTTCACGTCAACGACGATGTCACCGTAGGCGGTCAGCTCATAGTCGGCTGGTATCCGTTGGTCGGGGAAGCGGACCAGATACACCGACAAGTCCTCTATGTCAGCGAACGACACACCCTCCACCTCCGACGGTACGCAGTTCTTGTAGCATATATGCACCTTGAAGTCGTTGCCCCACGGCGCTCTCAATATCTCACCTGTCATAGTCTCTGTACCTTTCTTTCGAGTTGCTTAATGCGGCTAAAGGCATCGGTCTCGCCAACCTCATAGACGGGGCTGTCCCATGGGATGTCGAGCTTCAGCTCATAGCCTATTATCCTTGATACTTTGCTGCCACCGACAAGCGCATCGTGCATCACCTCCACCTTCGTCCCCTCGGGCAGCAGCGAGCCATCCTCCACCGACATCATGTTGCACCTGAATGTCCACCCGTCGTTGATGATAGCGTCAAGGTATTGTTCCGCGAACGTCTTGAGCTGCGCCTCCGCGTTGGCGAGCAGTCCGAGGTCATCCATTGCCTTCACGTCCCATCCAAGCAATACGAACGTGTCGCCCACGCTTGGTCGCAGAATCTCGTTGGGCAGCTTTGCCCCGTAGTCCTCGTTGCGGATGAGCGTGTAGAAGCGTCGGTCGTTGCCCCTCTCCTCCCGGAACGACACGTCAAAGGTCATCCCGGCGAGCAGATAGCCACCGTCGTTCCTCGTCCATTGCAGCTCCTGGCCCTCGTAGGCACTCTGCTCCTCATAGTCGTTGATGAACAGGGCCTGCAATTTCTCCCCGTCCTTGACGAACTCACGCCTGAACGGGAATGCACTGCCGTCTATCTGCTCGGCCTCAAGCGTGTAGGCTGTCCAGGGCCATGTGTATCGCGTCCCGTCAGAGTATTCAAGCGCGTCAGTCCTCGACTCGGTGCTCACGCTTGTCACCCGCAGGAAGCACTTGGGATAGATGTTGTCGTTGAGTATTGTCCGCTCCACACGCTGCACCTCAATGTAACCGAGCGACTGCACATAGTTGAGGGGGTAGGTGGCGAACGGAAGCCGAACACGCCTCTCCCCAAGACCTATCACGCTCGAGGGGTCGTCGGTGTCGTCCGTGTAGTACGACATCGGGATGGCGTAGGAGAGGTAGTCGAGCAGCTCCACACGCTGCCCCTCCCAGTTCGATGAGCTGTAGAACCCCGTTGGCACTCCGTTGTCGAATCTGAAGAAATAACTCATCGGCTCGCCCTCCGACAGCTTCAAGGGGTTGAACGTGATGTCATACGTCGTGCCGTTCCAAATCAGTCTGGCAGGGAACGCCACACCCACGGGGTACAGGCCGAAATTCACCTCCACCGGGGTGCCATTGTTAGGCGCGTACTGCTGCTGCGTCGTAGGGGTGTCGCGGCGAATGAGAGTTAGAGTCATGTCTATTTTCAGCTTGCACGTACGGTGGGAGCCAGCCTCCGGGGTGATTATGCCGCCCTCGGATATGATGGGCTTCCAGTAGAAACTGCCCTCGTTCTCCGCGTCTGCAACAAACACCTCGGTCTTCTCCAGACTCGCTATGACAAGCGTGTCGCTGGAGTTTGCGTCCTCTATTATCAGCTTGGCGACGAGCGTGGCCTCGGTATTGCTTAATTGCGGAGCGTAGAATCTGATGCCTGCCACCACCTCGTCAAATCTCAGGGAGTCGCCCCCGAAACTGAACTCCTCGCTGCCGCTGGCAAGTGCATAGGCCTGGTAGTGGATAGTGCCGCCAATGGTGCTCAGATTGTGGGTGTCGTATGTTGGCGTCAGCGTGCCCGTGCGCGCAATGATGGCCTCGCCTATGATATAGTCGCTCGCTATCATCGTGTAGGGGTTGATTGCCCTCGTGCTGTCACGGAACAACAGACCGCCTTGGTTGTCCACCGTGTCCACGTCAAGGTACAACTTGCGGCGGTAACTGTCGGGGACGTTCTTCGTGCCACCAAAAACGTATAACCTATTTGCGTAGCTCGTCATGTCACGGCTGGCGGTCATCGTCTCAACGTTGTCACCAAGAACAAACTCCACAGGTTCATTTGCCAGCTCGCACTTCCCGAAATTCAGCCAGCCGTACTCCACGTTGTTTTCCGTCTCATAGGTCACCCACCACTCACACTCGTAGGCGTTGGCGATGGCGGTCAGAGCCGAGCAGATGTGCTCGCCCTTGTAGTCCATGTAGCGTATCTCCTTGGCTTTGCTCGCGCTTGGATGTATGCGCACCTTGTAGGGTCGCCCGTAGTAGGTCAGGCCAGCCGCCACGAGGTTGCACAGCACTTGCTCAAGATGTTGAATAAGTGGACCAGTCAGACACCATATAGCCTCCTGACGCTTCCATCGGTCACTGCTGCTGTGTACCTGCAGCTTCGTAGTGCCGTCTTCCTCGGACACGTCCACCGAGGCTGCGCCCATCGGCGCGGTGAGCATCAGTATATGGTTCTCCCAAAGCTTGTAGGCGCGGTCAAATCGCAACTGATAGTCATACCCCCCGGTCGCCTTGTTGTAGGTGGGCAGCTGCTTCTCAGTGAGGAAGAACAGGCCGAACACCTCGTCACGGATATAGTCACCAACCATGAACTCCTCTGGCTCTGCCAGCGAGAATACAAGCGTCACGCTGTCCTCACCCATCAGGTGGTACTTCCGCGTAGACCCCCGGTTGATGGGCACATTGAGCACTTGCGACGGCATTCCGCTCCAGTCGTCGCTGTTGTAACGTTCAATGTCTATGGTGACTCGTCGCCTCATGCTGATATATCTTGGGTTGTTCTGTCCTTGGGGTTAGGCTCGCGCAGACGGAGCATGAGCTTGGCAATGCCCGAGAGGTACTGCGTGTATTGGGTGCAAGACACGTATCGGCACTTGTACACAACACCGAGCTCATGTGACGTGGTGATGCTTACATCCCCGGCCTCAAGCATCGCACGGAAGGCGGCGTATTTCGTCAGAAATTCCGACTTGCTGCTGGCGGTCAGATGCACGGGCAAGCTGATTTCACGCTCTGTCACCTTCGCCCCGGCAGAGATTCGGCGTGTGCCGTGCTCAAGGCGGCTCTCGTTCACTATGTCGTCCTTCATCGTCAGCGGGGCCATAAGTGCCGACATGGCCTCGTCCGACAGGCTCACACCGTAGGTGGTGTAGGCGTCCTGTCCGTTGATGATTAATTCTCCTGCTGGCATATCTACAAGTTGTTGGTGTTAACTACTATCTTGTCTATCTTCTCGCTGAAATCGTTGAGCATTCGCTTGTTCAGCGACACGATGTCCTCAAGGTGGGTGTTCGACAACGCCACAAGGGTGCGCATGTCGTCAAGCGCAGTCACGTTGCTCGTCACTATTCCGTTCATCTGCGCCAGCGAGCTGACTATCTGCTGCCGCAGGGCATTGCCCGTGGCGGTGTTGATTTGAATGGCGGTCAGACGTCCGTTGAGGATGTCGCCCTGCTCCTGGGTGAATGATTTGGCGGCGTTGTACGTTGCGCTGCCCTCGCCCGACGAGCCATAGCCCGTCACTGCCGAGAGCTCGTCACGCAAGCGTCTGCCCTCGGCTGACAGTCCCATGTAGTCGGTGCGCAGACGGTCAATCTCTGATTGTGTCAGACCATCCTCGGCCATCGTTGCGAAGCTCTCATACCATGCCTTCAGACGCTCCCTGAAGCTGTTGTCAAGCTCCTGGTTGAGCAGCGCGTCGAACATGTATTTCTCAAAGTTCTCGCTGAAAGTGTGGGCGTCCGAGTCCATGTCCGAGAGCATACTCGCAAAGGAGCTGTACACGTTGTCGAATGTAGTTGAGGTTAGCTTTTTGCGAAGTGCGTCGGTGGCTTCATTTATTGAGTCCCAGCTATCAGCATACGCATCCATATACTGCGCAACGTTGGCCGCCCCTTCGTCTGCGAGGTCTTTCAGATGCGCCCACACCGTCGGTGCATACTTGGCTATATCGTGCATCTGCTCCTGCGTCAGATTCCAAAATTCAGAGGCTCTCGTCACCGAGGTTTTGGCGATTGTGGAAATCATCTCCCACTCCTCGCCGGTTATGCCCTTGTCAATCCTGTAGTTAGACGAGTGCTTGCCGCCAATGCCAGTTCCCCACGTCCCTGTGTTATGCTGCGCGCCTGTCCGCAGCATCAACTCGCGTGTGTTGTTTGCATTCTTGTTCAGGAACTCGACTTGCTTGTTGTATATCTCTATCGCCTCTGCCGGGGAAGCCTCTTTGATGTCTTTGGACAACTCCTTGACGGCCTTAATTAGCTCTTTGTTGGTTTCCGTCAGTTTCCGGGTATCTTCGGCAAGAGTTTTGTCTGATAGTCCGCCAACTCCGAGCACACCTCCGATGTTGTTTGCAGCACTCAGAGCTTTAACTGCTGCGCCGACATAGTTGCCGCTCGCAAAGTCCGCGGCAGCCCCGGCGGCGTCGTTCACCGCGTTAATACCCATTTTCGCTTTTTCGCTCGCATTGCCAAGTCCGAGATTACTCAATAGTTCTGGTAAGTCACCGAGGTAGTTGTTCACCCATTCCGCGGCATCAGCGAACTTCCTTGCTATCTCATCGGCTGACCTCTCGGCGGCAGCGTCCTCCGCTTGTGCCGCTTTCCGCGTTGCTGCTGCTGTTCGCTTCCTTGCCTCATTGAGTTTTGCCTCTGCTTTGATGACATCTTCCTTGGTATTCCTACCTTGTTCTTTGCCTAATCTTACGGTTATCAAGTTGCCTGCCGCAGCCGCCTCTTCTTTCCTTGCTTTTGCGAGCTCATCTTGGGCATCTTGAGCCTCTTGCAGCAGCCTGTTATGCTCACGTGTCTTCTCGCCGATATAGTCAAACAAGGTGCTCTGCTCGCTGATAGCCGCATTTATCTCACGCAGTTTCTCTTGGATAACGGCCATCTGGTCGATTGGTAGGTTGCCGCCGTCCAGAATGCCCTGCAACTGGTCCCTGAGACCTTCCAGGTATTCTTTTGTGTGCCCCTCAAATGATGCGAACACACCGCCCCAATTTACGTCGAAGGAGGTCGAACCAAGTTCTTCAAGCTGCTTGTCACGCTGCATTTGGATGGCGGCTATCTCATAAGGGCTTTTGTTGGCATCCCTCGCCTCGACTATCTTCCGCTCATATTCCTCAGTGATGGCGAGCCGTTGCTGCTCATACGTGCCGTATTCTTTCAGAAACTCTCGCATGGCCGCAGCCTGTTCGCTTGCTTCATCCCTTAGGGTTTTCTCTCGGAGCTGCTGGTAGTGCTTTCTTATTTCCGCACCCTGAGCGTCGAACCGTTTCAACAACCCCGGTGCGTCACGTTCTACCATAGCCTCATATTCCTCATCGGTCTTTTTGATATAGTTGCTTTCGTCTCTTCCTTTAGCTGAATTGCGCCACAAGTTTAAATCGTAATCCTTGGCAGAACTAATCAGACTCTTCCGCTTTTCCTTGATAGCGTTCAACTGCTCAGACTCCTGTTGGTTCAGCTCACGTATAGCCTTGTCCGTTTCATTTTCTATGTTCGATATGTATGCGTTTTGGAAATTATCCTCTACCTCTTGAGCGATTTTCTGCAACCCCTCTTTCCATTCAACGATGAGGTTTTCGGTTTCTGCCTTTGCTTTGTTTGCATCCCATGATGAGCCGCCGCCACCACCTTTTCCCGAGCCGCCTATACGAGGAATTGGTTTTGTACCTACATTACCATTTTTATCAACCGTATATCCTTCAATGCCCTTGAGCTGAGCAGCAGCATTCTGCTCAGCTTTCGTCCATGCATCTTCGAAATATGCTATGTCGTCATCGAAAGTTTTTAGGTATTCACTTCTTCGTTTTTTCGCTACCTCAATGCGAAAATCGTTCACCTTTTTTGCACCAGACTCCGTGAGTTTGACTTCCTCATAAAAGAAATTCTTGTTTTTAATATAATCACCCTCAAAAAGATTCGCGCCCCATAAATCATCAAGTGTAGGTGTGTCACCTGCTTTGACGGAGTAATACCCAGTTCCGTATTTTATTCTATCCTCGTTGCTCAGGTCTGTTCCCCTCGCCGCATTCTCTCTCTTCTTAATCGACTCCTTGTACAATTCCCCGAGCGCCTGCGCTTCTGCAACGGCCTTCAATGCTGCCACTACTCTTGGAGCCATTCTCACCAGAACATCTTCCGCTGCAACGACGGAGTTCACCGACAATCCAAGTTGGTTGAACATATTACTGTTCCTTTTGACCCATTCGGCTTTCTCGTGCTCGTTTTTCAGCATCGACCACTCCACCTGCATTGCCCTATATTTGGCCAAAACATCACCGACTGACTTGCCGATAGAACTTGACATTTCCTGATGTCTCGCTCTTAAATGCTCAGTCTCCTCGGCTTGTCTTCGCTCTTCATCAGTGGCCTCCCGTGCGCCTTTGGCGAACAGGGCGAATGCGCCTACAACAGTAATCAATGCTGTCGCGAGTAACACGTATGGGTTGGCCTTGGCAACGAGGTTGAACGCCCTTTGAGCAATGGTAGCTGCCTTTGTGACAATGACGCCCTTTCCCTCAGCAGCATTCCTGATTGTAATAGCCTTAGCCGCCGCGGCTTCTTGAACCCTTCTTACGCCGAGCATCAATGCGCTCTGCTGTTGCAAGTTGGTCTGAATGACTGTAAGCGCATTACTAATGGCGAGCGATGCTTGTAACTGGGTCTGAATAGCTTGAAGTTTTTCTTCCTCTACTCCAAGCATGGATGCCACACCCGTAAAACCACCTATTGCGCTTGTGGCAAGGTTTATTCCCCCGGCAAGGGCGTCCCAGTTATTAGTATCAGAGGCCACGTTGTTGATTGCATCATTTACGTCGCCCATTGCATCTCTCAACGTCGCCGCATCATTAGTCAACTGTTCTATCTTATGCTGGAGTTCTATCCCCGCTGCTGAGTTTTTCTCGCTGGCTGACATATTGCGGTACTCAAGCGTGAGCTCCGCTATCTGCATGGTCAGCTCCTTCAGCCGGGCACGCAGACTCTGCGAGGAGTTGCCCATGGTGTCCATGCCACCGCCGCCCGTCATTGACTGCTGCATGGAGACAAACTCCTCCTTGGCCTCCTTCAACTCCACGGTCAGTGCCTCGTATGCCTTGCGCTTCTCCTCCACGGACTTGGCGTCCCCGGCCTTCTCCGCACGCTCTATCTCGTCGGCAAGGGCGTTCATCTGATTGGTGAGGTTAATCACCACCGAGGCTTGCTTGTCGAATGCGTCGGTCATTACCTTGGAGGTGTTCCTGACCGAGTCCTGCACGCGCTTCATCGCCTCAAGAAACTGACTGTTGTCACCCGTTATGTCGAATTTGATTGCCATCTTTCTATCTCCAGTCCATTGATTTGATTCGCTCCATGTTCTCCTTTGTCGCCATCACCACGTCCTCGTCCTTGCACAGCACCTTGCCGGGGAGCCTCTTGCGCTCGTCGTCCGTCAGGTACACGGTGTTCACCTTGTCGGCCATCAGCAGCCTCAAGGTGGCGTAGGAAATACCCCACACCACATAGTCCACCGTCCAGCCATAACGCTCACAAGCAGGGTCTATCAGCGCACCGAGAATGGTCTTGCCGCCAAACGACATACTGCTCTTGTCCGATTTCACGCGCAGCACGGCATTCATTCCCTCACTCTCCTCGTCGATGCCGTAGTGCTTGCGTATCTCCGCGGAATGGTCGCTCGCGGTGTAGTAGATAAGCAGCGTGGCGACGTCCTCATTAGTTGCTCCAGACAACTCGCCCACCACCCACTTGATATACTCGGCATCGAAGCACTGCGACTTGTTCTCGCACGTCATGTAGGCCACCAGCCGCAGACACTGCTCACGGTGCTCCATCACCACGCCCACCATCTCCAGCACGCTCGACCGGGAGATACGCTCCTCGCTCACGCCCATACTCTCCAGCTGCCGCTGCAGCAATATCATCTTGCCGAGCGACAGTGGGTATAGACGGAATAATTTCTCACCCAGCGAGAAGCCGTAGGGGGCTTCCATGATGACATCCGTGAGGTGTTCTGCGATTGATTTATCCATAATGACGTCGTCTCACTATGCTGCGGTTCTCCGTATGCCACGGTTCTACCATGGCCCGAAACAAGTTGCAGCTTATTTGCTTTAATGGAAAAATAGGCGGTGTTTCAACCGCCTATCCTTTAGCCGTTAGTCACGGTGCTGCCCGCGAGAATGACCTCTGATGCAGGAAGCGCAAAGGCCGAAGAGCCCTCGCTGCCGCCGCTGTCAAACGAGCTGCCCTCTGCGAATGCAATGGTGTTCGTGGCAGAAGAGCCTGTACCGCTTGTGGAGAGAGTTACCACACCCCATTTAACGGTGTCGCCAACACTGGCTTTCAGCGCGTCCATCTGCACCTCCCACATGCCACCGTCGTTGGTGTTGAAGGTGTCATCCACGGTCACGGTGTTGTCCTCCACGTAGATTCCCTCACAGGTGGGGTCCTCGGGCTGGATGAGCAATGAGTAGTGATGGTCCACACGTCCGTCTATCGACGGGAATGGTTTCGCTCTGAGCGTTCCGTCGGGCATCTTGCCCTTGCGGATGTTGAACAGGTTCTGGTATGTCGAACGCTTGTATTTCACGTCCTCATTCTCGCCACCCTCAATCTTGGCCTCAATCTTGTCTCCTTTCTGGACGGTCAACTGGGTTGTACCCTCTGCCGGGGTAATCAGCTCCTTCCACTTGGCACTGGAGTCGTCCTTGTCCTTCACGAAAATTCGGGGCTTGCCCCATGAAATTCTTGACATATCCTAATCGTTTTAATTGTTCCAATAATCATACTTAATTCTCACTGATACGAAGTGCTGGTGTATGGGCGCGTCCTCGTAGGTCTGAATGGTGGCCGCAAGGCCGAACTTGTAGTCCGAGCGGGCGCAAGTCAGCGACTCCACCCACTCCGCTGCCGCAAGCTCTATCTCCTCGGTCCTGCCGCTGTCCTCGACAAGCGCGCCGTTGTCCCATGGGTCAACGTCAGCCACGTAGATGTTCACTACCACGACACCCGTCTGCACCTCGCCCGGAAGCCCGGCCACAAACGTCACCACGGCGTCCTCCTTGCGGGAGTCCCGGGGGCGCATACCATTCCTGTACACGGCACCCGAAATCATCGACGAAAGAGTGCTGTCCTTCAGGAATTGGTATATATCCCCCTGTACTTGCTTGCTTGTGCGTATCATTGCTGTGTTAGTTCTGACATCAACTGATTGACGAGCTGCTCCGCGGTCAGCTCGGCCGTGTCGAGCACGTCATACCCCTTGGCACTTACATATTCCGCGTAATGCATGCCTGCGACTACAATCAGCGCGAAGCCTGTCGGGTAGTTGCTCGCAAGGCTCTCGGCAAACGACTTGCCAGCCTCACTGCCTTGCTTGCCATTGCCCACCGAGGCGAAGGAGCTCTCGGAGATTATCTGCCCGTCAACCACAAGCACGTATCCGATACTGCTGCGCAGATTTCCCGTGTCATCTATGTAGTTGGGGCGGTGCGGTCTGTCCGCACCCTCGTCTGCACGGCTCATGGAGGGCAGGCTCCGGGCGGCGTTCACGCACTTCTCGCCGATGACCTGGAGGTTCATTATCACGGCTCTCATTGTCCGCTCTATGGCCTCGTTCACCTCGCGCTCTATCTCCTGTTGTATGGTCGGCATTGCATGATGTTCTGAGTTATTTTTCCCGAAAATTGTCGAGAGACAACGAAAGTATCCGCATTGGGCGGTTACCCACCTCAAGTGATTTTCGTCGCTCCTCGTTGTCCTAATGCGCTCACACGGTCAGCCGGGTCTGGCAGACGGCGGTGAGGTAGTCCACGGACGCAACGGAGTACTCCCCAATCACGCATCCGCGGCAGTCCCTCAGCCTCACCTGCTCGCCCCTCACGCAGAACGGCTGCTCCTCAACGTACACCATGTACGAGGCAAGCGTATAGTGCTCACCGTTAGTGGTGGCTCGCTTGTCGTGCGTGTATGGCACGTACTGACACGGCAGAGGACATCCCCAGTGCCTCTCGCCATCCACGGGGTGACCCGTCTCCGGGTCAATGCCGCCGCCAAGCTTATGCCTCACCTCTATAGTGCCGTTCTGGATAATCATTACAGCCGTTTTCCTTTATAACCATATAGCGTCTTGGGCGGACCCTCCTCCTCCATCTCGTCGTATATCTGATGCGCCATACCGCGCATCCGCATACGCTGCTCGTCGGAGAACGAGTAAGACTGACCGCCCTGAGTCACGTTCGGGGCATAGGATAGCCATAGCAGCAGGTCGGCGCGAGATAGGTTGAATGCGCGCCCCTGCAGTATGTCCACCGTCGTCTCCTCGTTGAGGTCAACACCCCTCCGCTCCGCAACCTCATTAATAGTGCGGAGTGGGATAGGGTAGGAGTTGATTCCCCTGAGGGCTTCGAGAATAGTATTCATGTCACGCCATTAAGAGTTAGCTGCCTGCTTAATGGTCACCGCGAATGTGTTGTAGCCGTCGCTGATAGTGATGACCGCGTCACGTGCCGGGGCACTTGAAGCGCTATTGGCGGCGACCTTCACGACAATCTGACCATCGGTCTTCTTCACGGTGGCCCAGGTCTGGTCGGACTCAACGTCCAGCAGGGCCTCGTCGCCCTTGTAGGCAACGCCGAGGGTAACAGTACCAGCGGTCTTGGCCACTGATATCTCGTTGTCCTCGGTCATGTCGTCGTTGCTGATGACCAACGCCCCGTCAGCCACCTCGTCGGCGGTGAGCAGATAGATGCTGTCAGCTCCGTCAATCACTGGCATACAAAGTGCCTGCGCGGCGGTGAACTCCTCAAGAGGGTCAGTCTTTGAGTACTTCGAAAGGAGCGTGTGGCTACCTGATTTCTGATAACTGACCTGTGCCACCGGGTTGGTCTCCTCGGCCAGTGTGCCATAGACAAGGCGTCCCACCACCTCGCTGGGGACACCGACGATGTTGGCCTCTACCCATGGGCGTACAGGGGTTGTCGTACCGTCCGGGTTCTCAACCTTGAACACGCTGTCCACGATGTGGAATGTGGCTCCGAACTCGTCAGTCAGAGCGTCAAGGAACGCACGGCGGCTGGGCACGGGAAGCAGTCCGAGGTTGGTGATGACCTGGTTCTCGAATGTGGCGGTGAGGAGCTTGGCCTGCAAGCTATTCCGCATGTAATTGAAATACTTGCGGGTCAGGTACACGTGGTTTATTACGTTGCTGTCCTCGTTGGCCTTGGTGAACAACTGACGGAGGTCGTCGATTGGGCGGGCAACGTTCTTGCCCCACGGAGCGACCTCTGCCTTGAACTTGTTTGCGGCAAGGTAGCCGAAGTCTGCGCGCACTCCTGTTCCGTCGTTGGTGCTGTCGTCGTCAGAGGCGTCTGCCACGAGCACGAGGCCCGAGGACAATGCCTCCTCGAACATAATCTCCTTGCGGACATCAATGGCCTTTACGGCCTTGGGAGCGTCGTCGAACACCTTGCTCGCCACGGTGGCCTCATCCGCGCCACGGGCAATCATGATGTTGACGTTGGTGATTTGCTTCTCGCCCTTGCGGAATTTCACGCCGAGCTTGGCGATTGTCCCTGATGCGTTGCGGATGGCACCACGCTTCTTGAGGGGTAGCGAGGAGTCGAGCGCGACCACGTCTGCGGCCACGATTGAATGGTTCAGGTCTGTCGAGCCCCAACTCAAGTCAGCGGAGTACTCCTCCGTCAGCATCGTCTTGTGGAGCATGACAGGCTCTGTCTTCTGGTCGTTGAATTTCTCGGTAATCTTGCCAATGACAAGACGGAAGTATTTGTCAACGATTTCGGCAAATAAACTTGTTTGCATAATTACGATTCTGATTAGTTGGTTAATACAGCCACTGGATGTTAGGCAGGGCAGACTTCATGGCCGAGGTCACCTCGAAGGGACATGCCTTCTGATTGACCTGACCCATAGTGAGTATGGCCGCGCGTGGGTCAGCGACGGTCACGGTGGCCTTGAGTACTCCGATGTAAGAGTGGTTTGCGGGCAGCGAGCCATAGGCTGTGCCGCCAGCGTTCAGGGGCATCGGCTTGATGACACCCTTGTTGCTTGCGATGAGGATATGCCCGGCCTTGATGACCGTCGTTCCGCTCGCAACGCCAGTAACGTCGAGCGTGCGGCCTCCGGGAATGTCACCGAGACAATTCACGATGACAATGCTGTCGAGACCATCCTCGACTTGGTAAGTCTCGCGGTTGAGAATTGCGTTTGGCATAATCTAATTTTTGTAGTTAGAAAATATTGAGTTTGTCAACGACGGCTGCTGCCTCTGCGTCGGTGGCCTCCTGCGTGCTCGCTGCTGCCCCGGCGGCTGGCTTGATGCCTCCGTTGGTTGGTCGGCCGAAGACTGCCCCCTTGGCACCCGTCACCTTGACCAGCTCGTCTACCTCCGCGGCCACCTCGCCCTTCAGCGTGGTGAACTCCTCGTCGGTGAGGGCGTCGACGCTGATGCGCTGGTAGCCCTTGCGCTGGTTCTCTGGTAGTCGGCTGATGATGCCATTAAGTTCAGCCTTGCGGCTCTCGGTAGTGCGTTCACCCTCCATCTTGTTCAGACGCTCGGTCAACTGCTTGTTGCTGTCAATCAGTGCCTGAGCCCATGCAGGAGTCTGCTCGCCGCCACCCGTGTGGGTGGTGCTTGTGTCTGGCTTGATGTCTTCCTTTGCAACCTTTACGCCGTCCTTCAGACCGTGCTTGCGCTCATAGTTGAGCACTGCTGTCTTCTGCGCCCCGGTTGCTCGGCTGTCACCATAGCCCTCAATAACGTTGATGAGTTCCTCGGTCACCCCCTCTACGGCGGTTGTGACCTGTTCCTCTGTCGTGACAGTCTTAGCCAGCATAACGGCTATCCTGTCAAGAATGTCTGCGCTGACCCCCTGGAATTTGGCTTTCAGCGCCTGTAGGATTTTTTCTTTCATGATATACTAATTAGTTTACTTTGCAAATTTATGCAAAAATTTAACATAACGAACAATGTTGCAATACTTTAACAAGATTTAACTCAATAAAAACGTAAAAATAAATTTCTTAATATATTTTTTCAAAAGTTAAAAAATACATAAAATAATATATTTTTTTGCGAAAAATTTGGTATTTTGAAAATAAAACACGAACTTCGCGGTGTGATTACGAAATAAACACTTTAAACACTGCAAAAATGAAAACTTTACATTACACCACCTCGGAAATCAACCGCAACTTCAAAATCAAAGTCTTCGGTTATGTGAACGGCAAGAAAGTCAACACCCTCGTCGGTGTCAGCGGACTCCTCCGCATCCTGGACGGCGCGACCGACCTCGTCAACCGCCTCCTCGACCGGGCGTTCAACGGCAAGGACGACAAGTGCGTCTGCAAGCTCCGCAGGGGTATTAAAGTCACATTCTACTGCTTCTAATCAACATTTAACAACCCATAAAACCATACAATCATGATAACCTACGCACAACTCAAGAGCATCGCAGAGAAGAACAACTGCAAGGTAGAGGTACTCCCGGTATACAGCAAACCAGTCGAGTACTACGCATTCGAGGACGGGAAGCTCACCATCAAGGAGCACCGCACCCACCTCGGCTTCGAAATCGGAGTCAGGAATCTATACGGACGCAAGGGTCGCAGCGAGTGGCAGTGGTTCTGGTTCTCTACATTCGGCTGCCCCGAAACGCTCGAGGACGACACCGAGCTCCTTTTCTCTCACCGCTACAGCCAGCTGACCGGGAAATACCATAAAGGCGTTTGGGAGCGCATCAACGTCCACTGCTACGTCAGTAACGACAAATAACAACCGGGGGAGCCAGTCTCCCCCACAAACAACCACGATTATGAAAGAAATCACATACCACCACACAGCAACGGCACGTGGCTACGTCCCGGTAGAAGGAGGCTACGATGAGCCTTACAACGGTCGCTTCGGCAGAGGTTACATCAAGCACTACCCCAACAAGAGCGGCCTCCTGAATGGCTGCCGTTCAAACACCTATCACCGCATCGAGTACTACATTTTCGACAACAAGTAATCAACCATTTACACCAACAATATTTTCAAACCATTTAAATTTCAAAGTTATGACAATGAATGCAACAACAACCGCTCATCAGCAGGGACTGAATGAGGTAGTGATGAACAAAGTTCAGAGAATGATTGACGGCAAGGCCGTCGGAGTACAGGCAACCATGGAGCGTCTCGTCAACGAGGGCAGAATCGCCCAGGACTACATCGCCCCGCTTGGAGTTAACCTCAAGCGCAACGACCGCCGCCCGGTCATCACCTTCGCCGACGACGAGACACGGAGGCTGCTCATGAACATGCCCGAGGGGCAGTTCACCCTCCACTCCAACGCGGTAGGCCAGCTTGCCGACCGAATGGGTGTCCCGGCAAGGTATCTCCGCACCCTCGCCAACGGCGAGCCATGGCAGGTCGGACTCGCTGCCGACATCCTCAACCAGCACTCCGACAACACGCAGCGCAGCCGCGTCCTCGTCCGCACCGTCGGCGACCAGGTCAGGGGTGTCCTGTCCGACAGCTACCGCCGCCTGAACTCCGTGCAGATTCTCACCGCTTTCGTTGAGGAAGCAGCGGAGCAGGGCGCGGTAATCTCCGACGCCTACATGAACGACACCAAGGTGTGGGCAGAGACTATCCTCCCGCAGCCCCTCACCATCCCGACCGCCAAGAACGGCGACGTGCTCATCTTTATCGGCGCGCGGTTCTCGACCAGTGACTACGGCGACGGTGCTGTGGACATGCGCACCTTCATGCTCAACGGGGCCTGCCTCAACGGCATGGTGCGTGAGTCGGTCATGAAGCAGGTGCACCTCGGAGGCAAGCTGCCCGACAACCTGACCCTGTCGCAGCGCACCTACGAGCTTGACACCAAGACCACCGTGTCGGCTGTCCGTGACCTCACCCGCAACCTCTACCTCCCCGAGACCATCGAGCACAAGGCATACGAGGTGCTTGGCGCGTCGGACATGGAGGTGGACATGGAGAAGGAAATCAAGAAGCTGACAAAGGACGGCTCGCTCCTCAAGGCCGAGGGCCAGGAGGTGGAGAAACTGCTCATGAAGAATGACCCGGATGACGGTGTCCAAGGCGCGTCCACCCTCTGGAAACTGGCACAGGCCATCACCGCCCACGCCCGTGTTCTGAGCCCGGAGCGCAGCAGGGAATTGCACGAGATTAGCGGGAAACTGCTCAACCGTGTTAAGCTCTCCATCTAACAAACAATCGTCCCTCTCGCACAACGAGAACGTGCGGGAGGGGCATTTTAATAACCCATTTTAACTACTACAATCATGACAACATCAGCCCAAAAGCAATTTTGCGAACTGAAAGTGAAGCACCCAGATGCGATGCTGCTATTCCGCTGCGGTGACTTCTACGAGACCTACCACGAGGACGCCGAGAACGCCTCCAAGGTGCTTGGCATCACGCTTACCACGACCAACGGCAGCACCCGGCTGGCGGCGTTCCCTTACCACGCTCTTGACACCTACCTTCCTAAGCTCATCAGGGCTGGGTACAGGGTGGCTATCTGCGACCAGTTGGACTCCCCGGCACCATTGGTCAGGCGTGGCACGCCGGGAGTACTGGGACTTTGACCGCATCATCAGCGTGAGGAGGGCGAAGCCATGACCGAGAGAGAACTTGCAGAGAACATCTGCAGCTGCCATGCGAGGACGATTGTGGACGAGGCCGGGGGGATAACCCTCGGCGGCTCGGCCCTCGCAGAGAGATACGCTGCCATGTGGCACGGATTTGACACCTCCGCTTGCGAGCTGGCCCTGCGCCACTGGGTCTCGGCTGCTGGCTACGACCTGGAGGGGAATTTCAAGTATATTATTTCTGACCACATTTTAGACTGCTGATTATGACACAAAAGGAACAACTCAGGCAAGCCATTCGGCTCGCCAACACGGCAATGAGCGTCGCCCGGTCACTGAGACGCGACGCAAGGGACTACGACTGCCGATTCCCCATCGCCCACGCCGAGAGACTCGAGAGGGCGGCAGAGGAGATTCTGAGGGGTATGTAAACGACCGCGCAATGCACTTGGATGCTTTTGCAAAATTTGCATGCAAGTTATCCAAGTGCTCATTTTGCACTATGATAATGATAACGATAATGATAACGATAACGATAACGATAATGGTTATTACTCACTATCGTTCGTAATAAATCAAAAAAAGAAAAATAGAGTAAAAAGAAAAAAAATGCCTCCCACCTACAGTGAGGGGCGACTAAACAAACCATCAGAGGCTGGGCTATCGGCTGGACGGGCACAAAAGACTATGGCAACAACAAAAGAGACAAAAGAGTTCGCACGAGATTGGATTGAGAGTGGCAAACCTTGCCGTTACCGCTATGGCTTCGGCTACCGGGGCGCGTCATCGAGGCCTATGACCAAGGACGAGGCACTGAAGCTGCTGCCCGGATATTCCTTCGGGAAGGGATTCTACAACCTGAGCTTCCAATGTGACAGGAGGGTGATTCCGAGTGGCTCGTCGAATTGCACCATCACCGAGGCGTACGGCGAGATAGTGCTGATGTTCAATGAGCTCTCCGCTAATGATATGTGGTAGGAGGGAGCTGGTATGGAGTATATCTACAAGGTCGCCTTCAAGGGGGACATCCCCGGCGCTCCCGTGAGCTGGGACGGGCATGAGTACTATTTCGGCAGTCTTGCCGCCATCTATGACGTGTTTGACCCCTATCAGATAGGCTGCAAGGTGGAGAACCTGTGGAACGTCGGCGTCTCCGACGGCAACAAGTACGAGAATCACCTATGCACTATCACGCGGGAGCCTCTCATACGTAAACGGCAGAGAAAGCCCTCTCGACAACGAGAATGAGGGTGGGTGGGCAACCGCCCACCTTTCCCGTTTTCTTCGCACCTCGACAATTTTCAGGAAAAATAACTGCTAATCATCTTTCGTGTTCCCGACGACGAGCTGTACGAGGATTGCATTCAGCAGGATGAAGATAGCCGCATCTGCCTTGCCAAGGGCTAAAGCTACAAACGAAAGCACCTGACAAAGCACGCTCACGGCGTAGGGTAAATCACTTTTTTGCATTTTAATTTGGAGGATAAAAAACTATTGACTAACTTTGCGGATATGAAAGAGATACCAATACAAGTAAAAGAAGCAGCAAAAGATATAGGAACGGAAATTGTCTTTGAACATAGGAAACATGGATTTGACGTTTATAGCATTGGCGTTCCCTGTAAAGATGGTGAGATACCCGCCCCAACGGGCTACCCGAAACTTATTTTGTTCAAAGGTAGTACAACACGAATAGTAGCAGGGCCAGAGGCTCTTGAATGGCTATGATTTTAGGAAGCGTGGCGCAAATTTCGGGTTGATAATTTTGTCGTCAATACGCATTACGCCTATCTGAAAAGCCTTCATCTTGCTAACTTTCCCTTCTACTATTTTTCCAGTTTCACCAGTTTGTGGGTCAAACCACATCATATTGCCATTAGGTTGTTTTTCTATTACAAATACATGGGCGTAGCTTTGCTTGCCTTTCCAGGCGCAATATATTTCGTACCTTCCCGGTTCCAGCATGCACCCCTGAATAAAACCTTTCTTTTTTGTGACAGTGTCATTCATTGAACTCTGCTTGTGAGACCAAGAATAGTCACAAGTGCTTCCATCTGCGTTCAAAAAACGTTGTTTCCAATCAAGACCGTTGTCCTTGCAAAATTGATAAAAATCAAGTTCCCCATTAGGACTTCCCATTGCATTTACATTAAAACCACGTCGACGTAATTCATAAGCCATAGTGCATGTTTGGCAATTGTCATTGTAACCTTTCTCTACATAGTTCTCCGTCCCAAACATCGGGTTGCAATGTCCTCTGTCGGCCTCGTCTATATCCATCATTTTACCCTGTACAACTGGCATCACTTTATTGAGTTCCCTTACGTTCGCCATCTGCTCTTTCGTTAGTTTGCTATGCTTCTTATTGTACTTCATAGCCGCCTCATACTCTGAATAAGTCTCATAAGGCATACGAGAAGCATATGCCTCAATGAACTCCTTCGGTACGAAGTCCATATTGTCCTTGAGGAAATAAGGGACTGAATATCGTGTCCTTGCCCTTTCTTTATTGTCTTTCAACCAAGTCCTGAACCCCTCTGGCACATCCTCCACCGTGTTCTCGCTCTCGTCGGTCACTGGCTCACCCCGGAGAATCTTCTTGGTGTCCTCGGCTATCTCCTTGTCGGTCTTGAGGATGGATGTGGCAAAGCAGCGGCAATGGGGATGCCACCCGGTGAACTTGAAGTCCTTCGGGTAGCGTCCTTTCAGCTCGTCGCAGATGTCGGTGAACGGGTGCGGCTTCCCGTCACGCCCCAAACAGGTATGGTTGCGGCTCAGTTTAATCTCGATGCCGACAACAAAGTCCATCTGCTTCCACCGCTCGTGGTCTGCCGTGCGGTACGCTATGTTTGTCTCCGTCGCAGCGAGCCTCCGGGCGTTCAAGTACGATGAGCGATACACGCCACGACCAGGGTGGAAGTCGGCCGCAGCCTTGGAGAGGTGCAGCATTCCGTACTCGTCCCTCACCCTGCGGAATAACTTGTCGGGGTGGCGTAGGTACTGCTTGAGCTCACGAGCCATCTCCGCAGCGTCTTTACCACCCCTGATGCCGAGGTCGAGACCCATCTCTATCTCACGCTTGAATAGGTCGGAATAGTGCCACACCCTGTCAGATAAATTCATACCGTTCTCCTTGCGCTGGATGAACGCGTCGAGTGCCTTGCCGTTGGTGCTGTAGTAGCGTCGGTACTGCTCCTTGGTCAGCTTGTTCACGTTACTCCCAAACACCACGTTGCACAGCTCGTTGTTCTTGTTGTTGGCGAGTGTCCACGACGAGCGGACGGAGCTTACAATGGCCGTATGTAGCTGCTGCCGAAGACCTTTGAGCAACTCGTTGACACGCTTCTCCGTCATAGGGTAGTCGCCGAACGAGAATGGCTTGTCGGCGTCCGCTGGAATGTCTATGGTTACACCGATGGCGGCGGCCTCCTTGACCGCCTCCGAATAGATGGCGTCAATCTGCCTCTGAATGGACTCAAGTCTGCGCTGGTGCTCACGGTCGTACTTGTTGTTGGGTGTCGGCATTTTTCCTGGGTTTGAAGTGTTCGCATTGTGGGTCTTTGAGGAAGATGCAATACTTGCCGCCCTGCATCTTGTAGGGGCAGCGGCAGAGTATCAGGTGGCCGTCGAGAGCCTTGCTGTGCCAGTCGTACGAGTTGTCGCAGTCACGGCAGTGGTATAAAGTGCCCTCTCGCTTGTTCTCGCGGCTTCTAACGGACTTTCTCATCGTCGGTGGGCAGTTTATCAGGTGGTCAGCTCAAACGCGTCGAGAGCGCCTTCCTCGTTGATTTCCCGCAATGTCTTGTCCACGTCATCACTCCATCCCAACTGCTCAATGCTCTCACGCTGGCTGATGATTGGCTTGTTGCCGTTGGCGGCGAGGAGGTTGTTGATAGTGTCCTTCTCCTCGCTAATCGTGAACGGGGTAATCTGATTCTCCACTTGCAGAGCGTCGATGGCGTCTGAATAGCCGTCGCCAAGGGCTACCTTCAAAAATGCCTTCACTACGTTCACCTCACGGTCGAAGAACTCAAGCAATCGTCCTGCCTCATCCTTCACCTTCAACTGCGCGTCGATGAACAACTGCTTGCGGCTCTCACCACTCATGGGCGTTGCCTTCATGCTCTCATACGACCAGTCGGGCAACTGCAACTGCGTGAAGAACGACTGCCGCAGCTCGGTGATGTGGAATTTGAGGTTGTCCACGGCCTGTGCCCACGTCACATACCCTGCAGTACTGCCCTTGGGGTACTGGAGGATGCTCTTGAACTCGGCTTTCTCGTCGCCCTCCTGACCATACTGTACCTCCTCGTCGGCGAACACGCAGAACAATGGCTTGGAGTTCTTTCGTAGGTAGTTGCCATTGCGGCTCATTGCCCACTCAATCTCGTAGACAATATTCGAGGTGCCCTCCCATATGGGGGTTGGGCGATTCATGTACGCGCCCGGTATCTTGCCTATGACGTGGATGTCGTCCTCCTCGACAAGCTGGTAACCGCCGCCGCCGTTGTCCGACCACTTGTAGTGCCTGTCAGCGGTGTAGGTGTCGAAATACGTCACGGTCTTGCCAGCCACCTTGCGGTTGTAGCCGACGGACATGGCTATCATGTCGCCATACTCGTCGAATAGCGGGTACAGGCTGTCGCCCTGCATTGGGGAGAAGTTTCGGCAGCGCAACTTGAAGGGGGAGTTGAAACCGTAGATGTTCGTGGGCTGGTCGATGCCGTACCATAGTGTCAGCACCTCACACCCTGCGAACAGCTTCGTCAGACGTTCTACATTCACGCTGTCTATGCGGTTGCGCTGGAATATCCTCTCAAGGTAGCCAGCCACTTCCTTCTGCTGGCCATTCTCGGGCGAATACACCCGCTTCGGAGGGATGCCGCAGCATAGCTCCGTCATGCGCTTCACGGCCAGCTGCTGGAGGTTGTAGGTGATGCGCGTCACATGGTCGACGCTGCCGTCCTCCTCCACGATGTCCGGGTAGAGCGACTTGTTCATGACGGGGTGACGCTTCGGGTCATATTCGCAGCTGAGACCTTTCGGGCCTTTCCACTCCGGTACTGATATGGACTTGTCCCTGAGGTCGGTGATGATGTCTGACGGCTGTCGGTCAGGCCTGATAATGTCTTCAATTGATGGCATATCGTTCGTTTTTTTAGTGGTTAATATACTTTCCTGGCAGTCCGCGCCTTGTCTATCGGCTTGAACGGACTGCTGATATGATAGTCAATGGCGTAGCCGAGGACGTCTACATACTCGTCGTGAGGCTTGGAGGGGAAGCTGCATATCTCATCCTCGAATGCCTCGTTCCATGCACCGTCAACCAATATCACACGCCCGCTCTCAATCGTCGGCGAGGCGGCATACAGACGTGTCTCCTTGCTGTCCCTTGGACTTGGTGTCGCCACCACGTTCAGTCCCGTGCTCTCCTTGAGCTGGTCTATCACGCTAAGTCCGTTGGCCTTTGGCTCGATGCGGATTGTGGAACGGCGTGTGTAGCCGTGCTGGCGTGCGTATTCAGGTATAAAGCGCAGAAGGTCGGGGAACTTCATATTGACCTTTGCAGCGTGGGTGACGTACAGGTCGCCGCCTATCTTGCAGGTGGCTATGATGCCCGACGGGTCGTTTGATGTCTTGTCGGTGTAGGCGGTGTCCAGGAAGAACACAATGGGCTCATCGTCGTATATTCGCCTGAACTCGGACACCTTGACGTGCTTGAACCAGTCGCGCTTGACGATGTTTCCCCCGGCGACGGATGGCCGCTGCTGATACAGGGCGGCGAACGTCCTCGGACTGCGCTGCTCCACGTCGAGCAGACGCTCAAGCGAGTGCCGCTGCTCCCACAGGGCCTCCCCGACCTTGCGCGGGTCTTCCTTTAGGCTCTCGTCCTCCCTGATGGCGGGAATGGTGACCACCGCCCACTTCTCTGGCTCACGCTCAAGCAGCCGCCCGGCGAGGTCATCCTCGTGCCACCGCGTCATAATCAGTATCTGCTTCGACTTGTTGTGCAGACGGGTCAGGAACACGTCGGTGTACCAGTCCCACACCCTGTCGCGGTAGGTCTGCGAGCCAGCCTCCATTGCATCCTTGACCGGGTCGTCGATTATGCCGAGGTCAACGGGCGTGCCCGTCAGCGAGCCACCGACACCAACGGCCTTGTAGAAACCGCCGTAACCAACAGTCTCGAATAGGTCTACGTTGCGCAGCCATCCACGCTGCACGTCCGTCTTTACACGCTGGCTGTTAAGGAATGTGTTGGGGAAAACGCTGCCATACTCCGAGGTGTCTATGGTGCGTTGGATAGCACGGCTGAACTGCTGCGCAAGGTCGGCCGAGTAACTGCTGCCAACTATCTTCAGGAGCGGGTTCACCCCCAACGCCCATGCCGGGAATTTGCGGGAGACAATCTCACTCTTGCCGTGCTGTGGGGGGACGAACAGCATCAGGCGGTCGCAGCCGAGCGTGCCCTCAAGCAGCTGCTGGCACTTGTCGGCTATGAGGGTGTGGAACCACTGTCGGTCGTATGAGGGCGTGACATAGTCAAGGAACACGGGGAAACGCAGTCTTGCGTCCCTCTTGTGCAGCTCCCTCTCCAGTTCAAGCAATCTCATAGCCTTGTTGTAGTCCATGCCGTGTCAGTGGTTTCTGCTCGCCTTGATGCGCTCAATCTCTGCCTTGATTTCTTCCTCGGTCATCTTCTCGGCAGGGATGAGCGGTGTGCCGTCCTTGCCCGTGACCTCAGTCTTGGTGGCGGCGTAGAGTCCAAGCAGCTTGCGACGCTCGGCGAGTTGCTGCCGTATCTCCGCGATGTAGGCCGGGTTGCCAAGGCCGACAACATTCTCCGTGACGTTTTCACGCTTCACCGTGACTATCTCCGTCCCCTCGCCGCTGCCGCCTCCGTCGCTCTCGCCGCTGCCGCCTCCGTCGAGAGCGACGGGGACACCGACACGCTTGTTGTGCTCGCGCACCCAGTCCTCCTTGCTCTTCTCCCATTGCTGCCACAGCTCCCTGACGGCGTCGTCGATGCGCTCAAGCTCCAGCTGCAGGCGTTGGTCAACATCCTGCACCCTCGCCGCCCTCCACTCGTCGAGCAGCTCATTGATGTCGTTCCACACCGTGCGCGTAGAGCATTTTGTGTCGAGCCGGGTGCGCACCTCCTCCGCTATGGCTCTGATGCTCCAACCTCGCTTGTAGAGGGGAGCCTCTATCTCCTTTCGCCCCTCTTTCAGCTTGTTCCTCCGCTGGGTGTTCCTTCTCCTGTTCATATAGTCCTGTCGAGATTGTAAGTGTAGATGATGTTTCCGTCGGAGTCAGTCCCCGATGGCTGCATGACCCCCTCAAACATCTTGTAGGGCGACTGCCCCGCCTGGGGGTTGTTCCATAGCCAGCGCATATAGTCTGCCATGGTCATCCCGAGGAATTTCGCCCGCCTCTCGCTGCTGTTGGCGTTATACCCTGACGCCCTTCCCCATTCATACTGATGCAGGCTCTCGATGTCTGCCTTGATGTCGTCCCACGTCACCTGGCCTTGTCTCCTGCAGATGTTCAGGGCCTCGCAGAACTGACCGCGTGAGTAGTTCCAGTCGGCGGGTAGTCCGCAGCACGAGCCATTGCAGCACAGCTCCTTGAAGTGGGCGTCGCTGACATAGAAGCGCATACCGACCTCGTCGCAGAGGTTCTTCATATTCTCAACGAAAGGTCGCTTGACCTTGCGGTTGAGACGGAGATACCCTGATGATACGCTGTACTTGCGGTAGAACGCCATTAGGTCAAATCCGCATAGCTCCGAAATGGTTGGCATGAACTCCTTCAGCGTCTGCGACCTCTGCTCCACGCAGAAAAACTCGGTTGAGAGTGCTGTTGCCCCCCGGTTGCTCGCCTCGCGGATGAGGTCAAGGTAGGACGGAGTAGTCACGCCTATTATGAACGGGCGCAGCCGCAGGGTCGCTCCCCCAGCGTCGGCCTTGGCTATGCGCTCGATGGCCTCAAGCCGCTGCACAGGGGACGGCACGCCACGCTCGATGATACGAGCCTTCTGCTCGTCGAGGGTGATAATTGAGAACTTGAAATTCCAGTTCCTCTGCCCCCTGACAAGCTCCATGTACCGCTCGTCCTTCGTCCACCACGTCGCCTTGGTTGAGAAGCATAGAGGGTAGTCTATCTCCTTGAAGAATCGCAGCAGCTCAAGCGTCTTGCCGTACTTGCGCTCGAAACCGTCGAATTGGTCAGAGAGGCCTCCCCATTGCATCACGCGGCGTTGCTTGATGTACTCTGCGAACTGCCCGGCGTGGTTGTCTGGGTCGGTGAACATCTTCTTGATTTTATCAACGCTGACGGGGTTCACCTCCTTGGCGAGGTAGTGCTCCTTCGCACCGCCACAGCCTCGTTGGTACTGGCTGAAGCAATACATACACCCGAAAGCGCAGTTGCTGTAGGTGTCAAAGGTCATTGGCATGGAGCAGTCTGCTATCTCTGCGCTCCAGCGCGGTGAGTTGTAATATGGCATTTTATTCTTGTTTGATTGTAAGTTCCATTTCGTAGTCATCTTGTTTCACGTCAACGATACGTGCGCCCAAGTGAAGCCAAAAATATTGAGCCTCCTCACTGATTGGGGTTCTGAATGTGAGTTTATACAGCCGCGACGCCTTCATACGAGAGAGCAAGCGGAAAAGCACCTTCTTGCCAATCCCTCGCCCTTGTTCAGAGGAACGTACTGCTATCTCAATGAGCCGTGCGTGGTCTTTGGCTATGGTGGCAAAGTATAAAGCCTTGTCGCCATACATCTCCGACCATACCTTGCCGGGGGCGTTGTGGATGGCGGCACGGAAATAGTTGTACGCGGCCTTGCTCACGGGTGAGCCGCAGTCATAGCAGATTCCCTTTGCTATCGTGCTATCGTAGGGTCTCCACATAGCTCACTAATTGTTTTTAACACCTTGTCTGCTATTTGCTCCGTATCGGTTTCGGCCGTGTTGAATTGCAGCACCTTTACACCTATCGACTGATATTTCCGGGCTGCAATCATAGCCTGTTTCTGCTTTCTAAACACCGTCGGCCAGTTCCGTTTCCCGTCATTATTTTTCCCGTTGCTCCTGCTCGTGATGCGATTGTACAGAGTTTGTCCATCTGCATATAACGAGACGACGAGCTGCTTGTCGGCCTTGAACAAAGCATTAGTCAAGTTCATGCCGAAAGTATTCATGTACATGCCCTCGCAGACGATTATCACGGAGGTTTTCAGCCCCTCCTCCACCACCTCAGCGAGGCGTGAGGTACAAGAGCTGCCCTTGTCATTGACTATCCTGTCAACACCCCCGAAACGCGTCGCTCCGTATTTCCCGGCAAGACACACCCTCCCGTCAACGCAGTATGTCACGTCATTGACTATCCTGTCAACACCCCCGAAACGCGTCGCTCCGTATTTCCCGGCAAGACACACCCTCCCGTCAACGCAGTATGTCACGTCATTGACTATCCTGTCAACACCCCCGAAACGCTGGAGGATTGCCTTGGCCAGTGATGACTTGCCGACGGCGTTTGTCCCGGTGATGAATACGCAGGTCTTCATTGTGCCAGCTGATAGATGATTGACTCATACTTGGTGTCCTTGGCCTCCTCAAGCATGCGCTCCGTGTAGTAGCCATTCCACCGTGTCCCCTTGTCCATCTTGGCGACGGCGCACAGACTCGTCTCGATTGCGAAAGCATTGTCTCTCGCGTCGATTCTCGCCCGGTTGAGGAATTTATCAAGTTCGCCTCTATCGTTGCTCCTCGTCACCGAAATTGCGCCGAGGGTGTAATTCTCGTCAGGCTCCCATCCATAGCGGACGTTGTCCACCCATTGGGGGCTGAATACGTTCATATACACCTCAAGGAAGAGGAATGCCGCGTATCGGCCGAAGAAGAACCACTCCACCACAATGTCATACGCCTCCTGTGTTGTAGTGGCTCTCTGCAGGCTCTCGTACTTGTCACGGGTCAGCTCCCTCAATAGCCGGGGGTATGCGCCATTGCAGCGCACGTAACGTCTGTCTGTGCGGAAGTGGAGCTTCTTCATATCCCTCTCCCCGTCTATGAGCATCGCAAGGGCACTTGGTATATGGTAGGTCATTGTGTAGAAGTAGATGAGCCTGAACGCGTCCCACCCGTCAAGGCGGTAGTGCCTGCAGAGTGACGCTATCATGCGCTCCTCAACACCCGCGTCACCTTGCCTGTGATATGCTATGTACTCCTCGTAGGTCATTGCTCCTCCGCTTCCTCTGGTATGATGTCCGTGATTCGATAAACCACCCGGTCAATATGCGGGAGTCCTATGAGTTGTGCAAGCTCCTCGGCCCTGTCCTTGGGGTACACGATGATGATGCGCTCCATGGCCGTTTCGTCGCTGCCCTCAATCTTGGGAAGGTCGTCGGGGTTGATGTCCGCGCCCTGCAGCTCAGGTGGCAGTCCGCTGCCGTCGAATGGTATGCCGCCATTCTCATCCACAGGCGGTTGCTCCACCTTGCTGAACGGCTGGTCAGGTTGCCATACGTCGAGTCCCCAGCTGACAAGCTCGTCGTTGTCCCACTCGTTGGCGAGGCGGTCGTAGTCCCACTCACCGAACGATGCGTTGTCGGCTATGATGAACTCTTTCTTCTCGGCCTCGGAGAGAGTGGACGCCCTGACTATCTCTGCCGTGGGGTTATCCAGCCATTTCCTCCACTGGGCGAGAAGCTCCTCCCGCTCTGCCTTTGTGAGCCGTTGATAGTTCTTTGTCTTAGCGAGGGTAGCCTCGATGTCTTCAATGCTCATATGGGAGATAACCGTGAACGCCCGGAGCCTCATGTTGCCGCCGAGGGCGGTCATCTTCTCGTCAACGACCACTGGCCGTATCTCAATCATCTTCGGGAACGCCAGCAGACGCTCCACCAACAATCGCAGCTTCCTGTCCGTGATGGTACGGGGATTGGCCGCGTTTACTTTTAACTGCGAAAGCTTTACTTTTTCCGTTTTCATGCTGTGTATCAAATAGTTAGTGTTGTCATTCCCACGCCTTGTCCGTCTGGTACTCCCCGAACAACCCCCATCGGCACATTGATGCGTATATAGGGGTGTCGAGGTGGAAGTCCCTGCGCATCTCTGCCGGGTCAAGCTCCATGAATCCCTCCTCAAGGATGTTGTAAGCAGCGTCCCTGACCGATACCACCACCTCCTTCTTGCCGATGCAGCAAGCCAGTGCCACGTACACGTCACACTTGTTCCGTGCGGCGAAGTTCTTGGCGAGCTTGCGCGCCGCGAGGTTGAGTGTCAGGTCGGCCTTGGATGCGTCCTTCGTCCACGGAGAGCCACCGCCTATCTTGCAGTTGCCGCCGTAGAAATCCACCGCGAGCTTTCGCCCGGTAGTGCCGCAGTCCGCGACAGTGGCGTGCTCCACATACCTCCCCGTGCCATTGACCGTGAGCTGGTAGCCGCGCAGGCCCTTGAGCTGCTTTCTGATGAATGTCTTGACCTTGCCGACTGACTGTTGTGGCAGGAGGGGGATTGCGACTATCACCTTCTTGACTCGGTTGTCGTCTGTGACTATCTGCGTCTTGATGTCGAGACCACCGAGACCGCTGTCGAATAGCACCTTGCAGAGCCGTTTTGCGAGAGTATGGTCATAGGGCATTCCGCACGTCTGCCTGTCGTAGGATGCCATACCGAAGAATATCCCCTGGTCTCCCCACCCGTCAAGGCCCTGGGCGATGTCAGGCGACTGCTGGCTGATGTAGACATCCGTCTGCAGGTCATCGCCGCAGATGGTGTTGGTGCGTCCCCACCGCTGCTGGTACTCACGGGTGTAGCCGATGTCGTTGACGGCCTGACGGACGTACCCGGCTATCTCGTCGTCGTTGAAATATGCGCTTGAGGACACCTCCCCGCCGAGGGTGACTTGGTATCCCTTTATTTGCACCTCCACGGCATACCGGGTGAGGGGGTCTCGCTCGATGTATCGGTCGAGGAGGTACTGGCTGATATAGTCAGCAATCTTGTCGGGGTGTCCGAGTGACACGTATTCAGAGAATCTAATCATTGTGTTATGCGTTTTCGGTTGCGAAGATAGTAAAAATGTTTATAATATAATCACTTTTGGGGCAAAAAAACGTCATTAGAGGCGCAGAATGACCCCGAAATAGCATTTTTTAACAACAAAAGCGTGTCATTGGACATAAGTTTGTCGGGTGTGGTGCGGAACACCCTCCACCCCAGCAAGGCGGCGGTGTTGTATTTCTGGATGTCGGACAGGAATCCCTTCGGCCTGATGTGACGTCCCCCCGTCCACACGCCGCCCTCCACCTCAATTGCTATTTTGTAGAGGGGCAGAGCGTAGTCGAACCGCCACCGCCGCGGCTTGTAGAAGCGGTGCTCCCGGATGCATTCAGCGTGGAGCTGTGTGGCGCACAACCGGGTGAACATATCATTCTCCCCCTGTTGAGTTATTTTCCCCAAATTCTTGCGAGAGCGTGTTTTCTTTCTCTCGTTGGGCAGTTTATTAGGCGTGTCCATTTTCGTCGTTCCTCGTTGTTTTCTCGTGTCCTACACTATTTATCGGGGCAGACCTTGCAGCCTAACCCCGATAGTTGTGTTGTGGTTGTCCAATAGCCGTCAGAACGACAAGTCATCGTCGTTTGATGGCGCGAAGACATCTGCCGCCGGGGCGGTTGCCTGCCTGCGCTGCAGTTCCTTCATTCCCCCGAGGATTGGGTTGGCTCTGCGCTCCTCCTCGGTCATCTTGTCACGCTTGTCCTTCGGGATGTCGCCCTTGATGAGGTGTGTCTCCCCGTACTGAGGGTTGCTCATCTCGAATGCCGTGAGGTCAAGGTACACGCCTTTCTGCCCGTGGAAGATGCAGTCGTTGTCCTCAATAGGTATTATCACACACATTTTAGTGGCTGTCTTGCCCTGCAGGCTCCTGACAGCAGCCCCCTTCAGTTTGAGGAGGTCAATCTTGATTCCGTAATTGCTCATTTGTCTTTTGGTTTAAATATCGGTTAATTGTTGCTCGTTGGTGATTTTCTCTCCAGTATTTCGTCTATCTTCTCGCGCAAGGTGAGCAGGATGTCCGCGAACACACCTTCCGTGATTTTGAAAGCTTCCCTGTTGGCATCGATGACAATTTTACTTGCGGCCTCGTCTATCATCTTCTTGTATAGTCTCTGTGCCTTCTTGCTCATTCCTCGCCTCCTGTCTTCGCTTGCCGAAAAAATCATCCAGCTGTTCATATACTGTACGATTGCTCGGTGTGGTCATAATGCGCTCCACCTCGTCCCTGATGTACCGGGCCATCACCTCGGCTCCCTTGTGCGCCTGATAAGACCACAGGTTGTGTTCTTTGCAAATTGTCTTCGGGTCTTTCATTGTTGTTCTTCCATTGATTTTTTGAAATCTTTTTTAAAATCCTTTATCAGTTCATTTATATTGAGCCCCAACCTTGAGTTGTCGGTAAACTCGACGTAATTGAATTTTAGCCACTCGCAAACTTTCTCAATAAAGGCATCAGTAGAGTCCTCCTTTTTCACTTCAAGGGTGCATAGAAAGGAAAGTAAATCTTTATATTCATTGACAAACATTCCACTTGCCAATATACTAATTATTCCATCAGAATTATTCTCTAATAGAGCAATCCTTCTCTCTATCTCAGCCACTACTGCGGATTTGTCTATTAGTTCCATAACTTTATTCCGAATAATGGTCTTCAACAATAATCTGAGGTTTGGACAAATCAGTAGAAAGGTGTTCTACTTCATGCCATTCTCCAAGAGGATATGTGTCTGATGTGCAATGGTTAATATTCCCATCTGGTTCACACCACATATAATCATCGTCAGCCCAGTCAAACAAATATGATGTTTTATCATTGTATGCCGCTGTAAGATAGGCTTCTTCTTTGGTGTTGGCGGCAACTAATATAAGTCCACCGCCGTATGACCATTGGTTTTTACAACAAAATACTTTCATAACTTTATCCTTCCATTCTTTGTTTGAGCGATTTAAGCCAATCTATCAATTCCTGATTTCTACCAACATTTCCATTCTGAATGTCATTAACTGCCTTTGCAATCATACATTGTAAATTATAGTCATCCTCATCAGTCCACTTTGGTTTTGGTGATTGCTTTTCAAGCCAAGCAATAATAGATTCAACCTTTAATCCATTAGCATATTTTTCAATTCCATCCTCTTTATATTGACGGAAATACCCTATAAGCCACTTTCTTATCCTTTCATCCTCGCTTAAAAAAAGTTCTGGGAAAAGGCTTTCAAGCAGATACTTTCGCTCGGCATTAGCCGTTTGATAAAGCCTTTTGGCTTCTTCGATTTTCTCTTTATCTGTCATTGTTTTTCCTCCTTTTCCGTCAGAGTTGTTTCAATACTGTATTGGCCACAAGTAACCTTTCCAAATTTCCCATAGACAGGGTCAAGAGGTTGTGGGTCTGTTGGTGCAAACGGAATATAAGTAATCTGTGGTTTGTTGTCACCAACAACAACAAATTCCAAGAGAAGAAAATAATCGTCCTCTTTTATTGCAGTATTCCATTTCAAGTTATTAAGTATCTCTATTGCTTGTTTTTGTTTCTCAGTCATAGTTGTTCCTCCATTGTTTAATTGATTTTAGCCAATTTATTGTCTTTGAGAAATCTTCTCGTTCTTGTGTTGCACATTCCTCAACACATTCAAGACACATCATCCAGTGGTGTTCATCTTCATCAGTCCACTTTGGTTTTTCTTCCCTTACCACATCAAGGTCATCCCTAACTACACCAAGGTAAAACTCCAAGGGTTCTTGCAGTTCCTCTTTAGATAGATGCTCGTACTTTTTAAGCAGAGCATTTAACTCTGCGTCAAAGCCATCTACTTCCTCTTTCTCACCTTGCTTTTCAATCTTCCACAACTCGTTTTTCTTGTCATCCCACTCATAACCTGCTTCTTTCATCTTTGAAAACAATAGGTCACGTTGTTCTTTGGTTGTGGGTTTTACTCCTTCTTTACAAGACCAATCACAAGAAGAAGTGTCTTCTAAAAAGTCATCTCCAAATTTATCTATGCCACAATAAGCACCTACGCAGTCTTCATCAAATATTCCATTGTAAATAAAAGGTTGATTATATTTAGATAACAACACATCACCATCCTTTGCATCTTCAATAGTCCAAAGATGTGCTTTAGTCCCATTACCAAACCATTTGCCCTCAGAAGTTATATACTTTGGTTCGCCGCTTTTAAAATACTCAACTGAATCAATCTGAACTACTTTTTCTCCGTCTGATATTGATAAAACAACTAAATCACCTTTATGAAACTTAGGTTCTGTCTTTGGTGCAAAATCTTTCTGCTGAACATCGGCATTCTCATAATCAAAAGTCTTCTGCTCACCTTGTTTTTCAAGCCACAGATTATTGTTTTCCTTCATTAGACTATCTTCCTCACTCCACTTTGACTTACCTTGTTTTTCAAGCCATGCAAGCCAAGAGTTTGTATCTTCTATATCATTTGGCTCATCTATCCTATGAGTAAGAATAAATTCAGTTATCTCACGACTTATCCTATCATCCTCACTTTCTTTAAGTTCGGGGAATATGTTTTCTATCTCACCAGCCCACTCTGGATTATCTTCGTCAAGGAGTTGCTTGTGGTAGTCTTTTGCTCTCTCAAGAGCCTCTTTGTATTTCTTTTCGTAGTCCATATTATTTATACTTTTGTCCTGTTAATAACTCATAACAAGTATTAAAACCTTCTTGATAAGCATCCATAATAATATTTGCTATTTCTCCAACTTTAGGTTGTATTTTATCAAGTCCTTCTTGTATTTTAGTTCTTACTTTTTCCTCTGTCATAATCATAATAGTTTTTGTTTATGAAGTTTCTCTATAATTTTAACACAAGCATCAATCGGAGTATCACAATAGTCATCAGTACCATAAAACTTTCCTTCATGTTTATCAGTACAATGACATCTGCATCCTCTACCGTTTATTAATAAATCAAAAGCCGTTGGTTTTCCTATAATTTCAAGTAACACTGCAAGACTCCAACAAGCAATATGCTCACCAAGATTAGGGGTATCTTTAGTGTAAACCATATAAGGTTGAGGAGGAAAACCTTTAAACCAATAACCATCAGCACTCTCTATTGGCAGTATCTCTGCCAATTTCTTTGACTGTTCAATGTCAGTGTATGCTTTCATTGTTTTAATACTTTTTTAACATCTTCAATAAACTTTGCAACTTCGTCGAGAGCATGGTAAAGATATGCTGCATCCTTATCAGCAGATGCAGTACATATCCTTGCCACGATATTAATCTCACTATCGTATATGTGTATCAGCAACTTCTCCGCTGCTTGTATGGCTTGTTCTTTTGTCATAGTGTATCTCTTATTTTGAATATCTCCATTATTTCTTCCGACATACCTTCCCAACTTATGCCTTGGCGTTTTTTGAGTTCTATGTATGCCTTCATGTTTCTTTCACTGGCTTTGTATGCACCACGAACAAATCCTATGGAGTATATTGCTATCGCCAATATTACTCCTATGATTATTTGAATTATCATATTTCTTTGGCTTTACCGTTGCACCATAATTTTCTCCATTTTAGTTCCCATTTGCTAAATATGTCGCAATAATGGAAGCCTTTCTCGTTGTTTTCGGATGGTTGGATATATACCCAATGCTTGCAACCACTACAAAAGGATTTACTCATTGTCGTTCCTCCATATCTTGTTGTTTACGTTTTCGGATGATGGCGCGGGCCTTGTTGCGCATCATCTCGTACATATTGTCGCACTTGTCAGCCCATACGAGGTCGTGGCCGTAGCCGCTGTTTTCCTGCATGTAGCGCAGCTTGTCCTTCGCCATGGAGGCGACCCGGTGGATGTCGTCAAACATCTCAAAGTGCATCTCCTTGTCGGTGCGGTGTATGATGGAGTTGGCGTCGATAATGGCCGTCTCAATCACGTCACACGCCATAAAAAAGCGTCACAACGCACTCCAGCAGTTTGTCTATGTCCCTCGGCGGTATGCCCGAATCGGCAAGGCTGATGTTCTTGGCCTGGTTGTTGGTCTCGTCAACGTAACTACGCACTACACAGGTGTAGAGGTAGTCGATGTCCTCGGCCACCTTCAGGGCCTCACGGAATTTGCCCTCGCGGCGCAACAGGTCTTGCCGGGTGCGCAGCTTGAGGACGTTCGGGTCGCGGTCAAAAGTCTCCCGGATATGCTTCAGCATATAGTCGGGTATGTCCATTGTTGTTAGCATGTTTTTATTGGTTTAAGTTAATTCGTTGTCAGAACGGGGCCTCGTCGTCATCAGCAGCACCGAATGTCTCCTCCCACAAGTCCAGCTCATAGCCCGGCTGCTGGCTGTCGGTGAGGTGGTTGCTGTTGTCCCATTGCGGCTCTATGCCATCAATGTACGGCGTGTAGCGTCCGTTGTTCAGGTTGTACTTGAAATAGGCCGTTCCCACCTCACCGAGGTGTCTGAACTTGACTTTCTGCACGCGCACCACCACAGTGTTGTTCGCCCTGTCGCGGTGTACCACGATGCCAAAGTCGGCCTTGTTGTAGAAATTGGCAGAGCCTGAGATGTCGTAGAGCGTGGGTATCTCTATCTGCCCGTCCTTGTTCTTGGACATCTTTGTCGGGTGAGCCATCAGCACCACCAGCACGTCGTTCATCTGCGCAAAGTTCGTCAGTTTATCGAGGAGTGCGCTGATATACTGCGTCTCGGAGCGGTTCCCGGCCTCGTTCTCAAGGCGGTTGTACGGGTCAATCACAAGCCCCTTGATGCCCTTTCGGCGCACGAGGAATCTCGCCCGGTCAAGTATGCTGTCCACCTTGTAGTCCTTCGCCGGGCTGATGAAGAAGAAATCAGTCTCAAGGTGCAGCTTGACCCTGCGGTACTCGTTCATGGGGAGGTATTTCTTGTCGAAGTGCTTCCCCGTGAATTTCTCTATCAGCTTGCTCGCGTGATAGCTCAGTGGTGCATTCTCCGGGGAGAAATAAGCCCATCTCCACCCATAGCGGATGTTGAGACGCTCCGCTATCTCGTCAATAAACTCTGACTTGCCGCTGCCGGGGATGCCCGTGACGATGCAGAGACGCTTCGTCTCAAAGCTGATAAGCCTGTCGAGGTTGTCGTGCCCCACGGTCACCCCCTTCTGCAGGCCATACTCGAAGATAGCGTCGAGGGACTGCTCGAAGTCGGTCACCGTGAACACTCCCTCAAGCTTGGTCTCCGGGGCGTCTGCTATGCACTTGAGCAGACTCTCACGGCCATATTTCTGGAGGTGCTCGTTTGCGTCCTTGCAGCCTTCGCCGTAATCAAGCACCCGGCACCTCTCCGCGCCAAACCTGCGCAGCAGCTCGTCACGCAGCAGCACGCCCTTGGAGTCGGTGTCGGAGGCGATGTAGATTGTCTCCTTGTCATCGAAATACTCCTCAATGTAGTCATCAAGGTAGGTGAGATTGGCGTTTGCCCCGTTGGGTACGGACACCACGTCCGTGCGCCCGCACTCGTAGAACGACAGGGCATCCATCTCGCCCTCCGTGATGATGCACTCCTTTGTCCCCTTGATGCCGTCGATGTTGTACGGAAGCAGCTCTGCCCCGGACACCATCTTGAATTTCTTGTCCCCCGTGCGGAATTTGGTGTTGACCAGCTCGCCGTTGTGGTAGTAGTTGAACTGCACGGTGTTGGACTGGGCGTTGTTCTGCGGCATGAACTCCATGCCCTCCGTGACTTTCATCGCAAGCAGCGTCCGCTCGCTGATACCACGCCCGGCGAACCATTGGAGAGCCTTTGCGGAGAGCGGTGCAGCCGCCCGCGGCTGTGGCTTCTTGTAGACAGGCTTCTGCCGCCTGACCTGACCCTTGAACCACGGCTGGCGTTCCATCCACTGGCGCTTCTCGTCCTCCGAGTGCTCAAGATGCCCTGCCCACTGGCAGTAGTGGCAGAGCCATACGCCCTTGTCGAGGTCTACGGAAAGCGACTTGTCACGCTTGTCCGAGCGCCTGTCGCGGCAGTTGGGGCAGAATGTCTTGACCTTGCCCGTTGTCCTGCCGTGGGGAATCTGAATCCCGTAGTCACTATAGCTCCTCATACTCCACTCACCCAAGATTGTGACTCACCGCTCCAGTAACTGCTCTCACCCGGTCTTGGCGGGGCGTTCAGCGGAACAACATTCCTGCCCGTGCCGTAACGTCGCTCACCTCGCTCGTCGAGCCATTCGCCGACACCGAGCCTCACGCCACCGGGGGTCTTCGTTGGGGCACGCCCCTCCTTCCTCTCCCATGTCCTCACGGCTGCTTTCCAGTCCTTCATGGGAGTTGTGCCAACACGCCATCCCTTGCTCTCGTAGTAGTCGCAGAATTGCCCGGCGTTGACGTAGTTGCCCCTCTCCCTGCAGTAGGCCTCAACCTGCTCCACTGTCGGCCGTACGAAACGCCTGACACCTGTAGGGGCATTTTTCTTTTGAACCTCTTTAGAGGTTTTTTCTTTTTCTCCGTTATCGTTCACGTTATCGTTTACGTTTACGTTATCATTATCAGCATTGTTTGCATCGGCTGCATCACTTGCATCCTTTTGCATGCTTTTGCTATCTCTCCATCTTTTAGCAGCCGCCTCCTTCCGCTTGCGGCTGACCTCCTCGTACTTGCCGTTGTCGCGGTCTATTGCTGTGCGCATAAGAGCCGTTACCGCCTTGATGAACCTATCTTCGGGGACGACATCATCGAAAGCATAGGCGAGGACTGCCTCATAGATGGTCAGCCTCTCCTCCGCCGGGTAGTCGGATATAACCTCCCACCAGTCCCTGTAGAAAATCAGTGTATTCTTCATCATATCGTTGCTATAATTGATTTACGGAGCGTCTCGTTGTGCGAGTCCCAGCTGAATGAGCGTATCATCCACTGGCGGTAGGACAACGGGAGGTCGGATATAAGGTTGCCTTTGTACTTGCCGAAGGGCATAATCACGACGGGAGCCTGAGCCTTGGTGTCTATGGCCTGGGTGTCTGCCCGCGTGTACTTGCCGATGTCGTGGATGGGTATGCCCGAGAGCAGCCGCCCACCCGTGCCGAACATGCGCCACATGCGCCCCTGCTCGTAGGTGATGTCCTCGACCTTGCCGAACCGCTTCACGTTGCCTCCGAGGTCAACAACGAGGCAGTCGTACTTGTCCGGGTCAATGCGTGTGCCACGGCCTACAATCTGATAGTAGAGGGCAATGGAGGCAGTGCTGATGCCAAGCACGATGCAGTCGATACCCGTGTAGTCAAATCCCGTCGAGAGCACGCGCACGTTGAATATCACACGCAGCTCCCCAGCCTTGAAGCGTCGTATCACCTCCTCGCGCTCCAGCCTGTCCTGCTCGCCATAGACCACCCCGGAGCGGGGATACACGGCAGCGAGGTCTCTCGCGTCCTGCACCGACGGAACGTAGGCGAGGATGTGCTTGCGTTCAGGATGAGCAGAGAGCGCGTCCACCACACGCTGCAGGCCCCCGTTGGCCTCGTATGCCCTTCGGACGCTCTGCTCCGTGTACTCTGACTTGCTTGTGTTGAAGACAAGCATTGACTCGTCAAAAGCGGACGAGGTGTAGCGCAGCGGTGACCAGTAGCCCAGCCGCACCATCTCGCCTATCTGACCGACATGGAGTATATGCTTGAAGAAATTGCCTTTCTTGCTCCTTGAGGTAAGCATGACGAGCTTGCTGTAGTAGCTCCCGCTCGGGTCAAAGTTTGTCTGCAGCTTGACCGGGGTGGCGGTTATGCCCAGCACGTGTGATATGCCGCTTTCGCGGAGGAAACGCCCCAGCATTGAGGAGCTCTCGCGGGGGTAGAGGTGCGCCTCGTCAATGAGCATTTTGTTGAACCCTAATTGACGGAATTTCGCACCGAGAGCCTTGATTGACCCGATGGTTGCGTAGGTTATTGGCTTTATCTCCTTTCGTCCGCAGGAGGCACTAAAAATGCCAGCGTTCAGCCCGAAACCGCCGCACAGTGTGCAGTACTTCGTATAGTTCTGCTCAAGCAGTTCCTTCGACGGCTGCAGGACTATGAGATGTTCGCCGCAGTGCTTCGCCACATAAGCCGTGAGGATTGACTTGCCCCATGCCGTAGGTAGCACGATTAGGCTGGGCTGTGTCTTCTCCTCACGGAAGAACCGTATTGCCTTGTCAATAGGCTCTACTTGGTAATCTCGTAGGGTAATCATAGTCTGATACCTAAATTGCGCAATTCGTCAGCGGACACGGATTCCTTCTCCCTCAACCGCTTTGCGAGCTTCCGTGCGAGACGCTTGGTGTTGTACGTCCGGGTGTCAGCCCCGGTCAGGGACTCGCAGAGCAAGTCAAGGTAGCGCAGAATCTGGTCGCGCTGGGAGTTACTGATTATTATCATATTGGGCTATTTGAGCAAGAAGCGACGTGCCCCTTGCGATTCGATGATGTAAGGCGCGCAGAGGTCTGCGTGGTCTCTCTGATAGGCTCTCGCGTCGAACTTGCGTGATGGCTTCGGGGCTTTCCATGTGGCGAGCGTGTCGCCCCCGTAGCTGATGGCCTCCGCGTCACCGAATGCCAGCTTGATGCGCCCCTCCAAGGTTTCCTTGCGCTCCTCAAGCGCGTCAATCTGCTTGCGCACGTCCTTCAGGTCTTGCCAGTCCTTGAAGATGTCGTCGCCCACCTCAAGCACCTTGCCGTCGGTGTGGCGGTTGTACTTGAGCAGCACGTCCTGTACGCTGACCGCCGCTGGCTCCACCCTCGCCACGATGTTGTCGTACCAAAAACGCTCTGCCTCCTCCTGTAGCCACATATAGAAGTCGGGTACGAATTTCAAGTCGCGGTAGCCGAACTCCCTGCCGCAGCTCAACCAAGCAAGCGAGCCATGCTCAAGGAAAGCCACCCCGAGCTGGTATTGCACTTGGCAGAACCAATGCTTGGGAAGGTCGTCAGCGTCAATGGATTTCTGCGTTGTCTTGCACTCCAATATACCCTTGTTCTTGTTGCTGTGCGGCCTGTCCGCCAGCCAGTATGTGCGGTCAGGAGATACGAGGAGGAACGGCCTCGCATCGTCCTGGATGAGCCAGTCCCCGGCTGATGACTTGATGATGTCCTGTCCCGTCTCGTCCATCCAAAACCGGGCAACGGCATCTTCAAGGTAGTGCCCGGCCTTCATGGCAAAGGTCTCCTGTTTCGGCGGGTCGATGCCCAGTTTGCGCCTCCAAAGCTGATACGGGGTCTCCCATGGGTTCAGCCCTATTATTGTTGCTATCTCACTGCTGCCGATGCCGCTCTCGCGCATTTTAAGCCACTCCTCGCGGCTGTTCGGCCTGATGATTGTACTACTCATGACTTGTCTCCCTCCTTTTGCTTCTCGGTTGTTTTCTTTGTTTTCTTGGTCTCCCCGGCTCCCGTGGCGGCGGCGATGGCTGCTGCGGCCTTGCCCTGAGCCGTGTCGGCATTCTTCTCTGCCTCCTTCTGCAGCTGTGCCTGCTGGTATGGCTTGATGAACGCCTCCTCAACGGTGGTTGTCCCCTCCTTGATGGCGTTGGCGGTGGCTCGCAGCTCGAATATCATCTGCTTGTCGATAGCCTCAATGGCCTTGACGCCGAGGTAGAAGAACATCTGCTCACGGGTGACCCCAATCTTGTTGAAATAGGCGAGCACGTTCTGGCGGCTCTGCTCCAGGTCGATGGACTGGCCGAGAGCCACACGCCTCACCTCGTTGATAACTCTCTTGGTGACCGCCTTTGGAATGACCGCAAGCACGGCGTTGCGAAACGCGATGGATGCCGCGGCATTGCCCGTGACCACCTGCATGTCCTCCGAGAACGTGCGTCCGTTGCGGTCGGTGATGCGACGCTTGACCTCCTTGCTCACGGCGAGGTTGGTTTCAAGGTCGTGGCACACGGCCTGGGCGGTTATCATCCTCCCGTCATTGCCGATGATGCGTGTCGCAACGCGGAGGTTGCCCCACGCCCCGGCAATGATTTCGGCCATACGTACGGACAGCCCCTCTATGAGCGTGTCCTGGCCACTTGCGCCGCGACGTCGCAGCACGTAGAAACAATCCTCCGCAGTTTCCTTGTCCATCGTGGCGTAGGTGGCTATCTTGTTCAAGGTAGCCTGCAAGTCACGCGGGTACTGCTTGGCGGTGGCAATCTGAATGTCCACCTCAGAGCGGTTGAGGGCCGATAGCATGTCGGCCTGTTGCACAACCATGATTTCATTTTCCATATTACGATGATTTCGGTGACCTCTTACAGCTTCGGTCGTTGCTTTGCGCCCGTGGGTGGAGTCGAACCACCGCCAACGACCTTCACGGGCATGGCCACCCGGCCTTCACAGGAGGGGCAGCGAAAAAAAGATAATCAAGAAAAGAATAAAACATAGGTAGCCTCCCCGCACAGTCCACCTCGCGGTGCTGCGCGTCGGGGGAGGTTATGTGGTCACAACACTGCATTCCAGAAACGCAGTATCTCAAGCCCGGTGTAGAATTTCTGCCATGTCCCCTTTCGGATGTCGCAGCGTATCTCCCCGGCCTCCGTGTACTTGCGGAGCGTGTTACGGTGTATGCCGAGCAGCTTGCACGTCTCGTTGACGGTGTACCTACCCGCCGGGTGAGCCTGTGGCTGTAGCGTTACCATAGACTACCCTCCTATGCTTTCGGCAAGGCCGCAGAGCAGCAACAGACCGATGATGAACAGATATACCGACACGACCTCGCCGTGGGTGAACTCTTCCTTGCCCGAGGAGAAGGTTGCACTACGCTCTCCCCACCATTTACTAATTCTCAT